TCGCAAAAACGGTCGATAAGGAATTGGGTAACTTCTTTAAGGCCCCAGAAAGCTGGGAGTTTCAAGAGTCGCTTGGCTTTCCAGACATTCTTTTCGCCCATTGTTCCAAGCAGGACTTGCCAAGCCATGTTGTAACTGGCACCGTGGTTAAGTTTCTTTGTGAGCTGGCGTATATCCGGGAGAAGAACTTTCTCATCTTTTGTTTTCCCGGATGGGTCATAGACTTGATCGAAAGGTATTCCGAAGAACGCGGTGACGTTAGCGCAATGAAAGTCTGGTTCGTTCTCAACCCGATGAATGAGCCCGGGCTCTTGTGCCAAGTACGCAGTCCAACGAGTTTCTGCTTGTTCTTTATCGGCTTCATAAATCAGGAACCCTTCATCTGCAAGCAACATCTTCTTTGCTTTTGGTGGAACGTTCTGCATCTGAAAACCAAGATGTTCCCACACTGGTTTTACTGGATCACCCAGTCTTGCATTATATGCGAAGTCAGATGCCTTACCCGCAAGGCGCATTGAATCTGTGCCGCCCGACAGGAATTTATACAGAATCCTGCCATTCAAATCTTTCACATCGTAGTAGTTCGACTTTGCTTTCACTGCCTCCCGGTAATCATGAATCAGATCAGCGATGAAAGTATTGAATGGATGCTTGAATGAGAAGGCTTCCATTTCCATGGCGCCCGATCCAGCAAACGTATCCTGCCCGATGCAATTCAACATCGCAACAGTTTGCGTTGGAGAACCAGGATTGAAATCTGGATCGCCCAGGATGAATCTCAAACGAGTCAACGACTCATCAATCTGTTTCTGTGCTTCTTCCTGGAATTGTTTGCGAACAGTTTCATCCAATCGCAGCCCATGCATACCAGCTTTGATAAGCGGATACTGATAGGGGAATGCGATTTTGTAATTCCGTTGTGCCCATTCGGGCCATTCCAGAAGTATTGCAATACAGCAATGGAGAGTGGTGAAACAATCCTTAGCGTTGTACCGGCAATACTCCATGTAGTCACCACGGGATTCATCCTTCCAGTATTCAACATCCCGAATCATGAAACTTGTGATGAAGTTCAGAGTGCGGGGAAGTTCAGCATACCATGCGTGAAACATGTTGAAGGTATCGAAGTACCAATTTCTGAGTGGCATACCCCAACGGAAATAGTACGTCATATCATACGTACCATTCTGCGTGATCTTTATTGCATCCGAGTTTGCCAACTGCTGAAGTGCAACAACATGCTCCCATTCTTTGAATGCGAAAACATAAGAACGAACCGCACCACTTGGATGCAGTCCGCAAATACCATTGATTGACGGGATGAAATCTTGTCGGCCAGAGTTCTCCATATCCCATGCTTGCAGTGTGCATTGGGAAAGGAAATGAACTGCTTCTTCGAGAGAAGAATCATAGCCTACCAGCGACCAAGTAAATTGGCCGGCGATATATGTGCGATCTCTAAAGATCAATTTGTCCAGCCACCTGCGTGTGGTGAATGGAATGCGGCCATCATTTCCGACAAGCCTGGCGCACGGATAAAGGAACAGTGTGTCCCGGATAATGGAACCAGCATACGCAGTGATGGTAACTTTCCGGGCGCCAGTCATCGTCTGCAATGTTTCATCGTTTGTCGAAACAGTGTAGTCGCATTTGTTTGTGGTATTCGCCGGAAAGAAATTGGCGAACTGTTGGTAGTCCGCGAGGATAGTTTTCAGGTGCATGAAATATTTCATGTCTCCCGCTGGGATATCCAATCTGATGTTCACCTTCTGTTGTTTGCTGAGTCCAGCAGAAATTCTTTTTGCCAAGTCCATTAGGCCATCTCCACCAATTTGAAATTAGTAACACCATCACAGCCACAAAACTTATGGCCTTCATCCCCAGCAGTCTGGGCCAGCAGCCGCAGAGTTTCTGCCAAATCTTTCGGCAGTGGCTTGGAGATACAAACAGATTGTGTGGGCCGCACTTGCTCTGCATGAACTATTCTGGTGAATGTATCTCCTTCAATGCAGCAAGAACTTCCGAGTTCATCGCAGGCATCTTGGAATGCAACAAGACAGCATTGCTTTGCTGTAGTTGTTGCGTGAATCTCCAGTTTAATTGGCTCGGGAATTTTCTTCCCCTCTTTGCTTGGCGACTTGATAGCTTCAACCATTATATTCTCCAGGGATAGCAGGATAAAAACAAGCTCAAGAAAAAGGACTGAGTGGAGTTAACCAGTCAGTCCTCAATCTTCAACCAGTTTGGAAATTACACTGGATGGTTGTCCGGCATGTCACCGGATTCTGCCTGTGCTTTCGCCTGAGATTTGGCCATCGCATCAATTTGCTTGACTGCCAATCCGAAGAAGCTGGCATTCTGCAGATCAATTGCTGCACCAAGAATCTGTCCGTGAATCTGATGCAGAGTTTCCACATCTTGCTTCTCGGCAGCCGCTTTGCCAGCCATCATCAAAGTTTCAATCTTCTTGTAGGCCGAAGGAAACTCTGCATTGATGGCCGCATTCTCCCCATCGGGGGACATTTCGACTTTCATCGGTACTTAAACCGATTAGCTGATGACTTCAAACGTGGCGTTCACGTAGTCATCACGGTTGTAGGACACCACCACTTTGCAGCGGAGATTCTGAACCGAAGCCACCATCGTGTTCACGGATTGCGTACCGACTGCTTCCAGGAACGGAGCGAAATCACGCTTCATGTACGCCACTTTTTCAGGCGTGTCCACGAATTTCATGATGCCGAATTTCTGGCCAGCAGCGTGAGGCTTTTCGGTGTGTTGCGTTCCGACTTCCAGGGTGTCCAGCAATTCACAATCGGCGATCACACAACGCTTGGGCGTGTCATTGCCAATCATTTTTTGTTGCATCGACACTGCGCAGATGTACGAACCGGAAGGTGGTGTGTCATACGCTGGAGCGGCAACGATGCCTTCCATGTCGATATCGTCAAAAGTCATGGCTTGGTTGTTCACATCGGTCATTTTGATTCCAGTAAAAAAGTTGAAAAGAAATGCAGAAGTTAATCAGTTGAATTGAATTGAACTTCAGTATACGGCTAACAAAAGATTGGAGTTAGTATACCAGTAACTCCGGGGAGATTCAAATCCAGTGGGCGGCGGGAGCGATCGGATAACTGATTTCGTGTTGTCCGATGTAACGCTCATTCTCAACGTCGATCACCAAACAACTTGGGCAGGCAGCCCGTTCCTTTGCGATTGCCTCATCGCTTGTGCCAAGCAGGGATTTTGTGTGGGTTGAATAAATCAACCAACGGTAGCGGGGGCGAATGGGTTCATCCATTTCAAACCTTTCTTGGTGGGTGAAGTGGTTCGAGGAGAGAGTAGTTAACTTCTTCCTTGAGTTTGGAAATATCCATTGGAGTTCTGCAACCCACAATGGCGCCGGAAAGATCGGGTTCGGAAATCCATTTGCGTTTGCCCATGGAAATGTAACCGTAGATCACATTGTCAAAGTGGCCAGCAACTTTCGTTGTGAACTTGTCAGTGCCCATGAGTGGGGTAACTTTGCTGGTGCCATCCTCATACTTCGCCATCACCGGATGGGTGGAGACAATGATTTCAAATGGTGCAGCTTGAATTGCTTTCAGGATTTCAAAGCAAAGATTGCCAAGCTCACCCCATTGATCCCAATCTAACTTCTCACCGTCATTGAACTTCTTGATGCTGGCTTCGTTTTCCCAAGCCAATGCCGCAAGGTTCACATCGTACGGATTCTTTGGATCACGGCGAATGTATTCAATGAATGAACTCGTCATCTGTGACAGAGTTTCAAACACCAAGATTCCATTCGCATCAATGATATCTTTCTGAATTGAGAACGTAGAGAATGGTTTGCCTTGCAGTTTGCACTTCGGGCAATTGTGATTCGTGTGTTCATGGCAGAAATTGAACACCGTGGTCACTGGCATACCCAGAATCTTTCGCATCATCACTGAGGAGATTGGAAAGTTTTTCGAGTCTGGCATCTTCAACACGTTGATGTTGGCGAGATACTTCGGATCAAGGTTGGCCGGATCAAGCAGAGTCTTTGCAGAACCCTCATTGTCCACCAGCACCAGCTTCCGAGTCTTGGCCAAGCGCCCAATCATTCTGGTCTTGCCAACTTTCGATTCGGCATAGACCAAAGTTTTCGGGGGCAGAAGGGAATCAGCCGTTAGCACTGGCATCGAGTTCTCCAAGAAGGTAGTTGTAGATATCGTCGAACTGAACCAAGTTTGTTTTGCTTGGATCAACTTCAACGGGTGCGTATTCCAACTCGTGATTCAAATCACATACGCCGAAGTATTCACATTGTCGGTTGTAGCTCACACACTTTCCAGACTTGAACATCTTGTGTCCATGTTTGAATTGCGCCGCGCGAGACAGAACATCATGATACACCGAGAGCATGAACTCCACACGTTCGCGGATCGGCTTCTCAAACGGAAAGATCGTGTACTTCTTATGCGGTTTGTTGTACTCAAGAAAGAGAATCTTGGAGTTCAGATTCAATCCCTTCTTGTGCAGAAGATATGCAAGGACAACCAAATACATGATGCCCTGTGGAGAGTTCAACCAATCCGCATCAGTGCCAAGAGATAACTTGCCCGAGGTTTTAATCTCAAGGACAATGATTTCACCGGTCGTTTTGTTACGCAGTACCAAGTCGAGATAGCCCCGCTCAATTGTTCCGTTCGGATACTCGATGACAAATGCAAGTTCAACTCCGTACAGTCCTTCGATATCAAGGACTTCCCAATCATTTCGAAGGGCTGGGAGTTGGCCATAGTAGAAGGATTGAATTGCTTCGTGGCAGTGGGCAAGGGATTGATTCGTTTTGATTGCATCCGGCTCAAAAGAATATTGAGCATCACAATCGAGTGCGGCTTTCAGGAATGCAACATCGAGAGAATCCCCAGCAAGCAATGCTTGAATGCCAGTACCAAATCCTTTACCGAATGACAGAGCTTTCGATCCTTCCCGTTCCTTGCGGTAAAAGAATTTGGTCTTGCTCAATTGAAACTTACGATTGCAAGTTCCCCAAGCTTGTCGACCTGAATGACTGATTGTTTTGTCGGCGGTCACGAAGAAAATCGGGCGCTCTTTAGGGTCGCTCATGATGTTCCTTAATTGCTTTGCGCATTGCAGATATATAATCGCCGATGCAATCAAACGAATCGCTGAAATATTTCTCGGCGATATCATCCGGCAATTCCGCTACCCAGGAATCTGCTTCAACCTCCGCGCAGTTGATTTCAGTTTCGAGTTTGTCAACTATTTCTCGCAATGCGGCAAGCTCAATTGACACAGCTTCTGGATCACCGGGTTCCATTGTTTTCATCTCCGTTGATAAGGGAGTCAATCGAGAACGCATGGGCAATTGAGATTGCATGGAGCGCTTGGATGTTTGCGTCGTACAATGCAGAATGGCGCAGTTCTTCGCCGCCCTTCAATTGTTTCCAGAGGTCTGGATTCAATTCTTTTGACTTGTCCATCGACCAAGACTTGTAGGAGTTCTTCAATGTACGGTAGCACATTTCAAAACGGAAACTCCAAGGCATTTGCATACTTGCCTTGTCGTATTGGTAATCGAGAATGCCCATATCGAATCGGGCAGCGTTACCCCACAAGCGAACCGGCACAGTGTGATAGCGGGTTTTCGCCTTGATGAACTCCGCGAACTGAACCAATGCCCGACTGATATGAACGGCGGCAGGATTATTCCAAGCATTATCTTGGGCCTCCTTAGTTTGTTTCATCCACCATTGAATGGTATCCGCTTCAGCAATTCCCGCTTGGAAAGATGAGACTGGATCAATCGCGAGGAAGAATGGTTCATCAAGTTTGCAGCTCTTGATATCGAAAACCCGAGCGCCGATTGACAGAAGCGGTGCGGTAACTTTCGTACCCGCCGATTCAATGTCAACCATAATGTCAACAACGTTTTTCATGATTGCTTGCTCCCGCGAAAGATGTTACGAATGTCATTGCGGAAAGCTCGGTAGCTAACGATAACTTTCTTGCCGTCCGAGTTGTGTGCTCCGCGGGCAGCGATTCGTCCTGGTCCTTTTTTGCGGGTGGACAAGTTGCGTTTGGAGGTACTATGGTTGATGTTCATGATAGGCGATCCAGTTGGGGTTAAAACATATCGGGAGTGAGTGGGCCAGCCGGAATCTTGTGGCCTTTGACAGATCCACCTTTCTCCGATTGGAAACAAGTGATGTTCAGATTCTGTTTGAATCCGTCAACGATTGTTTTCCGTTCATCATCTGTCAATGCCCAGGTTGCTTCGGGCACTGCTTGAAGTTGGCCGAGGATGGATTGCAATTGGATTGCAAATTCTGGGATGCGTTCATCGAGAGCCTTGCGCATATTGGCAATCTCTTCTGTGATTTGTTGCATCCGCTCGGGTGGAATTTTTGATTCGACTGTCGGGATTGACATTGGATTCTCCAAGTAAATTTGCTTCGGGCTCTTCCCGAAATAGATGGTTGCGGGTTGCAGGATCATCGAGAAATATAACCCGTTGAATTCAAAAGGGATGTATATTTCTCCATACCCCTGATGAAATCCGAAGCCGGGGAGAGAACGAAGGATGGAATACATACCATGCACCGTCTCTTTATTCCCAGACTTCAGGACAGGACAAACAAGAAGTGCCATGAGTTTCCGGATGTTTGTTATCACACCCGGATCATGCAATTCAAGCTTCGGCTTTGTAGTATTTGCCGTCTGCACCGAGATATCCTTTGCGGTTTCGGATTTCATTGTACGCTTGGATGAATGCTTCCACCATTCCGAAGCCTTCGATTTCGGAAACCATTGCGAGTGTAACCATCACATCGCCAACATCATCCTTCAGCATGGCGACCAAGGATTGAATTTCATCTTCCAATGCTTCCCAAACTGGGGATGAATCCGAATAGCCGGCTTGAACTTCGCGAAGAACTTTCAGTTGGGCGGCGTGAACAATCAATTCGCCATTGCATTCTTCTGCGGTCTTGATTGCTTGCGCGAGACTGCTGGAGTTTTGAATGATGGAACGATCGCGGCCCCAGATGATGACAAGATTCTCGACCATTGAGAACGAAGTTCCAACTGGCAGAGGGGGGACTTGTCCATTCCCGTCAAATTGAATTGTGGGTTCCTGGGGTCTTGGAATTCCACTCGCGACTTTCGCAAGGGATTGAATTGATTCAGGTGGGTATTTGGCGTCATCGAACATGGTGAGTTCATTTCATAGTTGAGTTAAAGGGTTGCCGAAACAATTTGGATAGCACGCTCGGTTGATTGAACATGCTATGCGAATTACCGGATCACTTCTGTTGGTTGGATTGATTCAACAAACGACTCATCAAACGATTTGCAAAGAACACAACCTTCTCAGTATCGTACTTGGGTTTCTCAAATCCTTCTTTGAGTTTCCCCAATTCCCGAGCAGCAGCCATTCTCCAAATTGCTTTGAAGATATTGCCCTCAGTGTAATTCATTCCAAGTGCTTCAATGATATCGTTGCACTCCGCCATGTAGGAACTGTTTGATCCGGATGTTGGATCGGAAATCCAAACTTTGTAGTAGTTCACAGAACCACCAGATTTCTCTGTCGCAGTTGGTTTGGTTGACGGAATCGCTGGTGGAACTGTACCGATGCCGGGGAAATCTTTTGGTTGTGATCCACCAAAGTATTCATTGAACACGCGTTGGTTGTGGGTCATTTGTTCTTGTGCTGGTGGTTCTGGGGCCATGGATGGCCAATGGGCTGGACGGTTTTCAATATTCGACACGGCGGATATCCTTCACATAAGATTCAAGACGAAAGGTGATTTGATTAGTGATGTGATTTCTTGTACCGAGCAAACGGTAGTTCACATACTTCTTGTTTGGTTCCTTCTTCAGGAGCTCAGATTTTGCATTCGAGATTCCTTTCCAAACAGTTGCAACTGGTTCAATGAATTCCATTGTCAGAAGTCTTTGCGACAGCGGCACATCTACCTGATACTCTGCTAGGTACCAAAGAACATACAGGGCGGTTTCATGGTAGCGTGCAGCTGATGGCATATTAGATTCTATTCGATGGATCAGGATTTGATTTGCCAGAAAGATTTGCCATCTTTAACGTCTGGAATTTCTTCCAGCATTTCTGGGGGAAGGCCGAGGAATTCTGCAACCGCATCACGATTATCGAATTCAACCTCAGCAGTAATCATCAACTCAAGCATTGAGGAATCATAACGTGAGTTGATTGTTTGAAGTGGGGATTGATTGGAGCTGAGGGAAGAATTGAATGTGGTATTCATTCCCCAATCTGTTCCTTCAATTTCGATAGCCTGCGGCCAACGATCAGGAATCAAATGCGAATTGCCCCAACGAACAGCGGCTTGTTGTAGTGAGTATTCACCGTGCCAATATTGTTCGCCATCTTGCTTCACTGCAAGAATTGCCCAAGTCTTATTGGGTTTCTGTTGCAGGGAGAATTTGTGTTTGGTTTTACCAGACATTATGTATGTCCCAATTGAATTGAAGATTGAATTGAAGATTGAATTGAAATAGTAAGCTAAAGAAAAAGGACTCAACAGAATGAACCGCTGAGTCCTTTTGATTTTAGATCACGAAGATCAAGAAGATCAGTATTCGGTGCCGCCGGACAGGGCTTCGATCAGCTTGGCAACTTTCTTCAGGAGCCAGGTCGTCACATCTTCGAATTGATCTGCATCGGGAGCGTCTTTCACGAAAGTGTTCAGACGATTCTGGTGGGTTTTCAGAACTGCTTCGATGTAGGCAGTCTTGGTGAATTTGCCCATCATGAATTCCGAAGCGGCGTTCTTTGCTGCATCGGTCGAAACCCCGGCCACCGCTGGCATCGTCTTGATGTAGTGCGCGCAGAAAGCTTCGAACATTTCTTTTTCTGGCTTGCCAGAAGAACCGGATGCAGCTTCTTTTGCGAGTTCAGACAGCGTGAATTTGGTGTTGTCCAAATCGCCGAAGTTGGTTGCTTCTGGTTTGTCGTCGGCCTGTTCCTTGACAGCTTTCTTCAGCAGTTCGTTCATCGTTTCCACGATGAAATCTTTGACAGAATTGTCCTCGCCGGCCATGATTTCCAGCAGGGTTTCTTGCGTGTGCAGTGCGACGGAAACATCGAACGATTCGCGCTGAACTTTCACTTCGATTTCTTTGCCGTCAGGGCCCTTCTGCTTTTCTTTCTTGCTGCGGAATTTCTGCGGGTAGGTGTAGAGAACCCGGCCATCAGCCATCGGTTGGCTTTTCGTGGTGGGTTTTTCTTCCTGCTTGACGACTTCGCCAGCAACGGGAGTGGAACCGGATGCGCCGACTTCTGCATTCATCAACAGGGCGGACAGAATCGAGTGCTTGAAAAACTTGGACATTTGAAAAATCCTCAAAAGGTTGTGAGAAAGAAAAACAATTTCAGAAAATCCCGGGAATGCTAACGGCCTGATGTTTCGGCAAAGAATTAAAAGTTCCGCCGCATCCCATAGGATAACTCCATTATGCCTCAACAGCGGGGCAGAGTCAATCACCCCATTGAATGTATGAATTTAGTCCGTCGTTCAATTCCTTCCGAACACGATTGGTTATGGTTGTAAGCTCATTACGAACCTTACGCCGAGCCTTGTAGATGGCAAACTTTTCCCGGGGTGGGAGGTTTGTCCTTCAATTGTTTGGTGAGTTGGATTTCCTCGGCCACCAGATCAGGAACTAGGTTGATCACAATGGACTTCAACAGTTCTTTCTCCTGTTGTTTGATTGCAATCCATTTTGTGTATTCAGAGAAAAAGATTTTCCCCGATGCCCGGTCGGGCCCAAGGTCGATCAGATTTTTATCGTCTTTGCTCATGATGTTTTCCGTTTGATTCCGTTTAAATATCTTCGAACTCAATCTGTCCATCGTTCAATGCATTGAGTCGTTCCTTGTTCTGCATTTCAATTGCCTTACCTTTAAAGTATTCAGCTTTCTCTGCGAGTGTATCGCCTTTCACAACTGGAGTGCGAATGCATTTGTTAATCGAATCAGGATCAGCGAAGATCATGAGTTTATTAATCGCCCTTGTCGCCGCTGTATACAACAGTTCACGACACTGCATTCTTTTATGCAGTCGGGAGATAAACAGGACAACAGTATTCGCTTGTGATCCTTGAGATTTGTGAACTGATATACAATAGGCAAGCTCCAATGCATTCATATCGCCGGTGGTTGAAATTCTTCCTGTCGTTCCAGTGTCCACCATTTGATAGGTGATAACATGGCTGGCTTGTTGGGATGATTTCTCTTGATCCTCCAATTCATCTTCGACCGAAGTCATATGTGAATTGTAATATTCTTCTGGATCAATTTCATCTTCATCATCCCGGGCCACATTAGCGATCGCCATATATTTACCGTGGCGAAGAACCCCCCAACGATTAATTGTATGGCTGGGCATTGGTGGAACAATACCAGAGTATTTCGGATTCGGATCAATACCGAGGATCAAACAATCCCGCTTATCAATCAGAACCTTATCGCCGATAGCAAAATGTTTCTTACTATAGCCGGCGATAATCGTATACAACCGACGGTTATCACGTTGGTCATAATAATCTGCCGCCCAATTATTCAGTTCATTGTTTCCAAATCCCTTGTTGAATGGGCAGAGAATGAAATCCCCACCTTCTGGATTCACTTGACCAGTGTGGATCAGTTCCTGAATTTTATTCCCGGCGAGGAATGTCCGACGTTCAACAGATTCCACCTGCTTAGAAGTATAAACAGTGAGTCGATCGTTGTGGAAAAATGGGGAAGAGAATGCCGAATGCTTGTATGGAATTCCTTGGCGAACCTGAGTTGCAAAGTCCAGAATCTCTCCATCCTTTTGTCGATACACTTTCTTCAATTCAACGACGGGCAATTCGAGGAGTTTGAATCCCAGAATTGCATGGCCGAATACTGGTGGAAGTTGGGCCAAATCACCCAAGAAAATCCACTGAACATTTGCCATTGGATGAATCGCATCAACAACTTGCTTATACAATTCAGTTGAAACCATTGATGATTCATCAATGATAATGATTTGTAATGTGACCGGAAGAGGATTATGTCCGTTCCTTTGTGGTTCAAACATTGTTTGCAATCGGATGTTCCCACCTTGATCCACAGTCCCGGCTTTCGTTGGTGCGAATTCAATCAAAGAATGGAGGGTGGAAGTGGGAAGTTCTGGTGGAGAATTGCGCGCCAAATTATCCCGGGCCCGACGAGTATAAGCACAACCAATCATTGCATAATCGGATGCGTTAAATACTTTCGTTGATTGTCCGATCTTTTGAACTCGACGGGATTCAATCAACCCACGAATGATGGAATTGACGGTAGAAGTTTTACCTGTTCCCGCTGGGCCAATGATGCAAACAGATTGTCCGGTTAGAACCAATCGTTTTGCTTCTTGTTGTTCCTCATTCAGCGAAATATCTTCCGCTTTCATGAGTGTGTGGAACGATGGAAGTTCTGGTTGATCGTTCGCAGGTTTAGCGATTACTCGCGTGACTGCCAATCCATTTGATACTTCAGTTTGAACTTGAAGTTCCCGATCGGTTTGATTGATAACAGCATTAGCATCAACAGCTTTTTGTTCTGCCTCAGCTTTAGCTTTCAATTCCTCACGATATTGTTCAACGTAAAAATTGATGTTTGGATTCTTCTCTTTGATTGCACGAAGTTTGAGCTTCGCCAATGTTTGAGTTGGAATGATGATCGGGGTCATTGGTGTACCATTTTGAATTGTGCTTGGATGACGATCGGATGACGATTACTTGAGAATGTTCTTACGATTCCAAATCAGGATTGCAGCTGCATATTCTCTCACAGATACGAATTCTTCCCGCTTCGGACGATCCGCTGTCGGAGCTTTAGTAGCTACCTCAGCAAAGATTGGTTTGAATATCAGCTTCGGTTTGATAACCTTGCGGAATGATTCTTGCTTTCCGTATTCAGTTGATTCGATATTCCCATCTGCATCCTTCACATAGTATTCTTTTGGAAGTGCAGCACCCAAATCCATCAGATCCCCGATGAGTTTATGGATATGCCGAGCGAGAATGCTTTTATGATTATTCATCGAGAACCAATCTTCGAGATATTTCTCAAGCTCAAGAAGATATGTTGTGACCTTTGGGATTTGAAGATTCTTCCACACATCCGCATACAGAATCTCACGATACAAATCCCAATCATCCTTTGGAATTCCCATACAATCAAACAACCATTCGAGTTGTTTGTAGTCGATCAGATGATGAAACAACGATTTCCCAGCGAAGAGTTTCTTCCTGAGTTTTCGATTGAATCGGTCTTCCATTCGAGAAAGAATTTCTTCCCGATACCGTTTTCTTACCGATGCTTTTTCCTCGTCAATTTCATCCAGCCAACCAAGCAAAAGTCCGCCAAGATCATTCGTTGAGGAATTGATTGAATATCCCGGAAGTTGATGTTTCCGAGCATAGGAATTACAGAATGCTGTGGCTGAATACAATCGGGTGAAAGATTGCCGCAGAATATTCAGATTGGGCTTGAACGGGCAATGAATTTGAATCTGTGGATTCATGTAAATCAGGGCGCCCGTTGCCAAGATCAATTCATTATCGGATAATCCATTCACAAATTCTTGTGTACCAAACTTCCCCATACGAAGGATTGTTTGATTATGGGATAGGTATTCTATCGTGGGATGGATTCGCGTTCGCTCAGGATAATCAATTCCAGAGAATGCTTGAATCAGGATAACCATCCCGGTAATTGGGCATTTTAATCTCATGTCTAATTCCTGATAATTTGGTTGATAATTTGGTTGATATGGTTGATGATTGGGTTGATTAAACTGCTTGATTCAAGTCAATTCGTTTTGAGATGAGTGCCCGCGGAAAATCATATGGGAATTTAGATTTGATCTTGGGAGTGCGCAGAACAATTCGCAATTCATTCCCTGTGTTGGCCTTCAACCAACGCTTGCAATCGACAGGAGAATTCAACCAAGTGATTGCATACCATCCAACATTTGGAATATACAATCCATCTTCTGTGATTGCATCCCAATCCATTGAGAGAGAATTCACATGATAGATATCATCGTAAACGATTGATTTCAATTCATCGGATAGATTCAGATTTGCTGCCAATGCTGCTCGCTCTTCTTTACGAAGATAAACTTTGATTGGCTTGAGTGGGGGAAAGTTGGATGATTGGATATACATGATAATGTTCTCGGTGCTGATTAAATGATGTGATTAATAGGTTGAATCAAAATCTTTTTCTTTTGGTTGACTCAATTCCAAGAATCGTGCATATGGTTTTGGTTCGTGGGCCCCACGATTGCGATTGTGAATTGTCGCCATGGCCAATGTGGATGGAGTTGAATTGGTTGAATTCGGATGGAATGAATCGGGATGATTGGTCTTTTCCAGAACACGATCTTTGATGAATTGAATTCGAACAGGATCATTTGTTTTCGTATGGCGAATGATTCGAACACGATTGAATGGATGAAGATCAGTTGAATTCATTGTTTCCAGCATATCCTGAAAACTCTTGGTCCAGCGAATCGTGGAAACAATATGGGATTCCGTATTGACATATGAAGTCAATTCCATAAAGTTCGATTGTGATTCGAGGGAATGTGGAAACAATGGGGATGATGCGGATAGGATGGACATGATTAGATTCCTTTTTGATATAGAGATTGATTGATTGCTTTAGAGATTGATGAAAAGATAGTTTCCTAGAAGCCTATGTCCGGTTGGACAATCGTTTGAACTATCACCGAGAAAAGCCTAGGGTAACATTTGGTTTATCAAATGTCAACCACTAGGCTTAATGTATGATTCTTATTCCGTGGGATTAAGAATCAGCCAGCAATAGAAACAAATCCAAATTGCTTATGAATCTCAGATTTCATTTCATAAAGCATGTGGATCTTATCAACCAATCGCTCCATTTCCTTCAATGGCAATCTCTTAGTTAAAACCAATGAATGGGCCATTGGTAATCTTCCCTCCAATTTCAACAACAGAAGATAGATACTTTTCAATCGTCGATACATTGGATAATTGTTGTTGGGATATTGTGGAGCATTCAGAAGGATATCAAGATATTCCAGCTTTTCCATATAGCCACGATAATTAGCCGATGGATTTATTCCGTAGAATTCCGTTCGATTGTTTGTTTCCCATTGTTGATTGGCTTCTGGGTTGATTTTGATTTTGAGTTTGGTCATGATAAGGTCCTATGATAGTAAAAATTGGTGATGATGATGTTGATGGTTACAACGGTTTTCAATCTTGATATTGTTTCAACTGTTTCTATGAAAATCCTTTCTGTTATCTATGTAGTCTATACAATCGAAAAGGCATCTGGATTGATGTCCCAAATTATAGAACCCCTTTTTTAGAAAAATATTATCTCGAATAAATTTCCATAAAAAGAATCTTAAATTTCTCTTATACAAAATTTATTCGAGATAATTTCTAGTATTAAAAACTAGTATCGATTATTCCAATAATTAATCAGAACAACAAACTAGAAATTATCTGTGCAGTAAAATCAGAAAGTTTTTACCCCATGCGAGCCGCCATGATATCACCACCACCACCACCACCACCAGTGGTAAAAATACAACACTCTGCATTCTTACACACATAGAGAATCAAACAATTATTATCTAAAACATTAAGTCGGGATAAACTTTAAATCCTATATCGCTCAATCTATTCTCCAAATTCCCTAAACCAGCATTAACTGTATTCCTATCGGTATAGTAACTTCCAGCTTTAACCCCATAAATCAACCAATCATTCCCATAAACATCAATCATATCTCTAAACATTCTTATCTTATCTTCAATCTCCCGTTTAACTATCAAATAATCATCTCTCCCCGGAATATATCCCTCAATTAGATATCTATTCAATTCTCCCAATAGTTCAATTCTTATTTTATTCCATCTTTTATATGTTCTCTCCGCTTTATCTCTACACTTATTCCATTCAATAAAATTCAATTCCTGAATTCTATTTTCAATCGCATTCAGTTCAGCGGTTAATTGATTCTTACGATTGATTAAATCAACCAAATTCATGCCATGCGGGATGCCATGAGGGATAATTGGATAGTCCATAGTAATTAAAGTCCAATAAATGAAAACATCCCCATGAGCCAAAACCCATGGGGATCAATCGGGGATCAATCGGGGATCGAATCAATCAATATTCATCCGCGCCTTCGATAGTGTATTTTTCTCGGTTGGACATGCAAACCTGAACCGCAAAGGCCGCAACCGATTCCAGTTCCGGTTTCTGTTCAATCACGTATTCACAAGTGAGATCAATCATTTCCTGAACCTTATCCATCGTCGAGTCATCCCCGACAGGGGAAAAATGGTAAACCGCTCCCTTGATGAGATGCACATATTTGCCGACCAGTTGCGCCAATTTTCCGGCATCCACTTTTTTATCGGTGAAAAACTTTTCAAGACACAGCGCGAGAATCGGCTGATAGGCTTTCCATTGTTCTGCATTCAAGCTCGATGCCTTGCGACCCCGTGCGGATTCGAGAGTATCGAAAGCGATCAATGATTGAATATCAGCGATCAGATCACATTCATTCAGACCAGATGCGCCAGCCGTGGCAATAATTGGCCGATTGACTTCGATCAATTTTGCCTCAAACCATTGGCGTACATTCTCAAGCCCTTGATTATCCGCAAGCCATTTGATCCCCGACTCAATATCCAACGATGGGAGCTTTGCTGCGAACTCTGCATTGTTTTTGCTTGTCACAATGTAGTCGGCATTTCCCTTGATGGCATCATCCAGCCGAAGCCATACTGTCTTTTCTTTTTTGGAGTTCAGCTCGATTTTTTGCGCCGTGGCCTTGATGACAGCACATTTGACCGTTGCCAAAGTCAATTGGCCTTGCGTGCTCGATGCGGTGTTCGTGTCAGACATGATAATTTCCTATTCAAATAAAAAGGATGATGATGAGAATGATTATCAAATGATAATCCGACTGAATTCTGACGCGCGATATGTCAAAATTCAGTCAGGTATCATTCAGGGGCGAGCTTTAAGCAACAATGCTTGCGCCACACATTGGGCGTTTTCTTTCGTGGTCCCGAAAGCATAGTATGCGTCCGCATAATCAATCCCGAAAGTTTGAGCCATCGCCTCAAAATCCTCAAGTGAGGATATGTCACCCGCCATTATCAAAAGCTCCCGCGTCTCTGGATGCAGAACATCCGTTTTATGTACCAAATAGGCCGCCATAATTTCCCTCAATCAATCAATCTGTCCCGATAGCATGGGGCTATCACCCTAGAAGCCAACAAAAACTGTTGGCTTCCATTATAAACATAAATTCCGGCCAAATACAACCCCATGCATCCAAAATAAATTGTAACAGTCCACCACCTAAATTGTAACATCCACCAGAGAACCATCCGTATTCACTTATATAATCATTCACTTATATAAGCAAACTCCACCACGATTGCCCTTATAGAAGTGAGCACTCACATTCCCGCATTTCCTAAATGCGAATCATTATCATTATCATTCATTCACACAAGTTAGTTAGTGCTCACTTCGATTCCATCGAGGGGGGTCTGGACCTTTTTGATGCAGCAGCCCTAGACTCTATATGACGCCCACACAAAATTTTTGAAAAAATTCTACAAGCAAATAACTAAAAAATAAAAAATCAAATCCTCTCAATGGATGAAGCGGAGGGGAATGAGATACTAGGGTTTTATGGTTTAGTTGATATTTAGTTCTGGTTTAGTTTTGATTTAATCTTTTTGGGGAAGTTCACATGAAATCCATTTCGTCCACCGTGAAACTTGTGATCATCATGGGGGTGGCCCTGGCTGTTTCCGGATGTGGAAGCTTCAAACACATTTCCGATTCCAACGATGGCCGGAAAACGGAACACAACAAATTCCAGGTGAATCGTCTGTCGGCTGTTGATAAGTGTTATGCACTTGCATCGACCGATGTTCGTTTTCAAACCTGCGCTCTCTTGCAGATGCAATTGCAAACTGAGCAAGGCTTCACAGTTCGAGCTGATCTGGAAGCTCTCCCGGAAACTCCAGAGAAAATGCTGAAAGACGGTTTGATTGAAACTGTCAAAATTGGTGCCGGGGTGAAACTCGGGGAGAAACTGATCGACGGTCTCAATCGGCCGAACGATATCATTGAAACTCCACCAGCACAAATCATTGATCGTGAAGTTCCCGTTTTCATCCAAGCTACTCCAATCGCAACTCCAGTGGTGGAATAAATGAATGCTGTCGTCGACCCAACAGAACTGCAGATTGCTAAATATCTGGCGAAGGGATATCGTCCCACACAAATCGCTCAGATATTTAACATGTCTCCGAGCCATATTACCTATATCCAAAACAAAGATGGATTTAAGGAATTGGTTCGGAGTGAAGCTGCGGCCGGCGAACAATTGGCACAGAAGACGGATGACAATTATGACTCTATCGAACTCCTTGCTTCCCAAAAGATCAAGGAAAAGATTGAGCAAGGATTCTTCAAGCCAACTGAATTGATTGCTGTAGCCGCAATGGCGAACAAAGCAACTCGGAAACGTGGTGGAGCTTTGTCCGATGGACATGATGGAGCTGGCGGTTTGTCAGTTCGTATCTCTCTCCCGACTGGATTACAGGGAATCGAAATTATTCGCACGCCAGACAACCAAGTTATGCGTGTTGGCAATACTTCACTATCTCCAGTTTCCCGAACTGCCCTAGCCGCAATGGCCGAGAATGCTGAGGATGCTGAGGAGGTAAAAGAAGTAAAAGAAAAGCCGAAGCTTCCGAATCCAAACGAATTCAAACTCCCCAACGGAGATTCCTACTGAGGATCAAAATGCCAATCATCAAATCCACGAAAGAGTATATGTCCACCATCACAAACAAACAACGTGCAACCAATTCGAATCTGGCCAATGTGCTGAATCAAGTTGGTGTTCGCTGCACTCCATGCATGGAATCCCACATTCGGGCACTGAAGTCGGAGAAAGCTCGGGAAGATTATCTTCGCCTGCTGAAAATCTCCCCTGAAAACATCCAGAAGATTCAAGAAACTTTTGTGGCGCCCTAAAAAATGGAACTTCCTGGCGACACAGAAACTCAGATTCCAGCTGCTGCAGATGATACCGCGGATGATCACGAAAAGGAAGTAGCAGAATTCGAAGATGATGCACCAAGAGATGTAGATATTGATCCTGAAGAACTTCGGGATGCCTGTCGTCAATCAATTGATTACACGGCCGCAGTTACAGCTCCACATATCTACAGGTTTCCGTTTCCGGAATACTATCGCGCAATCTTTGCAATTCTGGCCAGCTCATTGACGGCATTCAGGGACTACGGAAAATATGCACTTGGCTTTCCTCGGGGATTTGCCAAGACTACTTTCGTCAAGTTCATTGTAATCTGGGCAGTGTTCTTTTCGAAAAAGAAGAATATTGTTGTGATCTGTGCCAATATGGATCCACTCGCGAAGAACTTTATGGCCGACTTGATTGGCCTACTGGATCATCCGAATACAGTTAAGCTCTTCGGAAACTGGAGAATCGGCGCACCAAAAACCACGAACACTGATATTGAATTCTTTTACAAAGGCCGGATGATTAAAATCTCTGGTGTCGGTGTTGGAACTTCACTTCGTGGTATGGTGCGAGACGGTTCGCGTCCTGACTTCATTGTTCTGGATGATATTCAATCAAAAGAGGATGCGAAATCCGAAACAGTTTCCAAAGAACTTCTAGATTGGCTATACTCAACAGTTAACTTCCTGCGATCCCCGTTCGGCTGTACCTATGTGTTTCTCGCAAACATGTATGCAACTCCCCATTCGATCCTGAAGAAATTGATGGCCGATCCAGAATGGCAAACTTATGTGGCCTCTGGAATTACAGAAGATGGTGATTCACTCTGGGAAGACCTCCACCCAATTGAGCAACTTCTCTCCGACTATCGCTCATTGAAATCCCAGAACAAAGAAGATATCTTCTTGGCTGAGCTGATGAATATCGGCGATCTGAATGCCTCACTGACTTTTGATGCGGCACTCCTGAAAATTTACTCGGATATTGATGTTCAAAATCATCAAGGTTCTTTCATTCTGATTGACCCATCGGGGCGCCGGAAGACTTCGGATGATACAGCTATTGGAGTTTTCGTCGTCATTGATGGAATCCCAGTTTCGGTTGAACTCATTTCCGAAATCATGACCCCGAAAGAAACCATCAAGCACGCATTTCAACTTGCGGCTAAATGGGGATCTTCACTGATCTGTGCTGAGGATGTTGCCTACCAAGATAGCTTACTGTTCTGGTTTGAAGAAGCAATTAAAGAGCTCGGAATCATTGGATTGTATTTGGTGGGTATTAATCCCGGTGGCCTGAACAAGAACTACCGATTGATCAATATCATTAAATCCTCTCAGGTTGGTGAGCTGGGATTCGTGGATAATACAAGGGCGGCATTTGAAACTCAAGTGTATGGCTTCAACCCATTGATATCCAAAAACAAGGATGACGTATTGGATATTCATGCGTATGCCCCAGTTGTCGTGAAACTTCATTCCAATCTAATCTCGCAGACTTCTCCGTTCCATGAAGTTATGGAACTTCCCCTTGTAGACGAGATTGAATCGAGCCCATTCTAAATGAAACAAACAAACTTGCTTTCCCAGGTATCGCCAGCTTTCCAAAAGAAGGTGGTTGAAAATATCATGAATGTGGCCAAGACGAGTCTGTCTCGGTCCTTTCGTCAATATATGCGTGAGCGGGATATCGCGTACTTCCGGGACATGGAGAAGAAAAAGAAGGCCAATGTCCGAACTCCAGCCCACATGCTGCGTGATGAGGACCCAACGGATTACAAAGCGGAATTTGAAATTCCAACAGTTTTCTCTCGGGTGGACACAGCTCGTTCGCGTTTGGATTCGATGTTCATTTCATCGAGCCCCATTTTCAAAACTGTTTCCCCACCAAATCTCACGTCAATTGCAGAGCAATATGATGCAGTTGTCGAAGCCGACGAAGAAAAATTCGGCTGGGGCATGGAACTTTCTCACGCACATTTGGATGCATTGAAGTACGATGCGTGCGGTGTGGAAGTGGATTGGGAAATCATTCAAGTTTCCAAAACTGCTCGCGATACGGAAACCAATGTGCTGTCCGTTTCCATGCAACAAGTCTATGCTGGAAATTCCATTCGGCGTTTGGAACTGAACAACACTTTCTGGGACACATCCTGTCCGTTGAACAAAGTTCACGAACTGGGAGACTATGCTGGCTATGTGACTCCCAGCACCCTCCCAAAACTTCTGACGTTCCTGAATGGAATGGAATACACATCAGCAGAAATCAATGCGATCCTGTATCCAACCACGGCGCAGAAAGTTTCCCCAAACTATGTTGATGTGTTGGCTGGAAAAGTTCCGCTGTACGAAGCCCCAACTCTGATTCCAGATACTCCAGCAGTTTCCCCAGAGCAATCTGCGGCACTGTTCGATGTTCCAGATTCTGAGATCTCCGATCGCATGGCACAAGACCGAAAGTTGCTGAATCAGGGATTTGAAATCACCAAGATATATCTGCGGACCATTCCCGCAGTTCTCAGCTTGCCGGCTGATTCGGCCGAAGCCTTGATTCCACGACTCTACAAGATTCACATCTTGAATGGTTGCCGACTCATTTCCATCGAAGAAACCGAATACCAGCACAACTATATGCCCACGGTGTTCGCCAGTTTGATGAATGATGGCGTCGGTGGAACAACTCGTTCGTTTAGCCACAATCTGGAATCCCTCCAGCGACTGGCAAATAAACTGATTGAGATTGATATTCAATCTTCGCGTCGTGCAGTTGCTGATCGTGGAATCTACAATCCTCACATGATCGACTCGCAGCAGATCAACAATCGTTCTGCCACCGCAAAGATTCCATTGAAATCAGCATCCCCAACTGCTGATGTTCGGGCAGCCTACGCTTCGGTTCCATACCAGGATTCTGCATTGGGAATGCGTTTTCAGCAAGCTGTTCAGCTTCTCGGTTTCTCCGATCAAATCGGTGGCCAGAACGAAGTGGATCAAGGTGGCTTCGTCAAAGGAAACAAAACCAACGATCAATTTCAGCAATCCATGCAGGCGTCTGATGCACGGATGATTTCTCGCGCACTGGGATTGCATACGGCTTTGTACTATCCGGTGAAGGAAATCATCAAATACAACATCTCACAGTTCCAAACATCCGAATCCTCCTATTCTCAGTCACTGGAGAAGCAGGTTAAAATTAATTCGGATGAATTGAAACAGATGTTGCCGACATTCAAAATTGCTGACGGTTTGCTGAACGCCGCCCGCATGTTGAATTTGGAAGCACTGACAATGGCAATCCAATTGGTTCCTTCAATTCCAGAATTCCAAACGGAATACAACACGCCGATGATGATTATGGATATATTGTCCAATGGTCAGGGAGTGAAAATGGAACGGTATAAATATACCGAAGCAGAGAAACAAGCGAAACAACAGCAATTGCAGGAACAGGCCGCCGCACAAGCGCAAGCAGAAGCCGCCGCAAATCCTGAGAATGCTCAACAACCCCAGGGACAACAACCTGGAATGCTTCAAAGGATGATGGGACGTGGCTAAATTAAATTGGGCGGAATCATATCTCGCACTGGACTTCAGTGATCGGGATTCCCGCAATGCGGCCGAAGTCAATCCTGATACGCGGAACTATTTGCAAACGCTCAAGTTCCGTCAAATGCAATACATTCTGGCTGTCGATCTTTCTGACAATTCGCACAACAATCTTCTGACAATTGCGAAGCATCAGGCCAAGATCGAAATCCTGAATGAGCTCCTCACTTTCTTCAACAACCCAGTTGCCCACGGCGACGAAACTCTCACACTGGACTAAGGAAACACCATGCCCACCATTGATCCAAAAACTGGCGCCATCACTTTGACGATGGAAGAATTCACGCAAATGCAGGGAACTCCCCCAAAGGGTTCCGGCGAGGAATCGAAATCTCTGGCCGATCGTTGGAAAGAAAAGTTCTCCCCGAAAAAACCTGCCGCTGCTCCTGCCGGTGCTCCTGCTCCCGCCAGCGGCAATCAGCAAAAAACTCAGCCACTGACTCGCGAATCGTTGTACGAAGCGGCGAAGAAGTTGAACTTCATGGAACCAACTCCAGAACAGCTGGCCAAAATTCAAGCGGGTGACATGGCAACTCTGTTGGAAGTTCAGCAAGACGGTCTCCGTCGTGTTTTCGCTGATTCCGCAATGGCTTCGAATGGCCTGGTGCAAAATTCCGGTCAATCATCGAAAGCTGAAACCGAACAAATGATTCGCGAAATGCTGAATCGCCACGAAGGCGCCCGGCAGATTCAAGCTGAAACCGGCGACTTCCTCAACATTCCAGGTGGCGACATTCTTGTCTCCGCATTGACACAAAAGTTTTCTGCCGATGGAACTGCTCCATCCGAAGTTGGAAAACAAGTCAGTGCCTACCTCAAAGATTTCTCTTCCAATTTCGGGCAGCAGGCAAACCAGCCGAGTGCCAGAGAAGTTGCGCAAGTGGAAGCCCAGCAGTCGGCAACGGATTTCTAATTCGGGAATTCTGTCGACGAAAACTCTCTCTTCTTCTCAAGGACTTTCAAAATGTCAACTCTCGGCCTTTTCAATACCTCGCATTTCAACACTTCCGCTTTGCCAGATTCCATGGCCAAAACGGTTCTGACGAAATACCCCCACGGCATGGCCCAATTGTTCGCGCTCTCCGCAGCGATGAACACTTCGGACATTGGTTCCACCACCCACACCTGGATGTCAAAAGTTGCGGTGTTCCCGAAATGCTTCACGCAAGACGGAATCGCACAAGGCGTTCGCGGTGCCACGATGCAAATCGCTGTCGATTCGACCGCTGACATTCTGCCGAAAGACATTCTTTTGGTCGGTGGCACGGACGAACAAATGTACGTTGAATCGGTTGTGGGTGAACAATCCATCATCGTTCGCCGCGGCATGGGCATTTCGCCACCTTCCGTGATTCCTGCCGGTACGCGCTTGACCTACATCGGCAACGCACATGAAGAAGCTTCGCTGCGTCCGATGATGCGCGCGTGGTCCCAAGAAGAAATGAGCAACAAAACTCAAATCTTCCGCAATGCCTACGCCGTTTCCGGTACCGCAACCGCTGTGGATTTCATCGCATCGTTGCAAGGTGGCATGGCAAATCTGGTGGCCGGTTCGAAATCGGATGCCGGCATGTTCCACTCGATCGGAATCGAACACGCACTTCTGTTCAGCGAACAACACGTTTCGTCGGTGAATGGGCAACCTCTGCGCAAGATGGATGGCCTGATTCCGATGATTCGCAAGTACGCTCCGCAGAACGTGCAGTACGCCGCATCGACCACGACCAAAAAACAATTCGATCGCATGACGCGTTCGGTGTTTGAAGTCTCCACCGATCCGAAATTTGGCAACGATCGCGTTTTGTACACGGGCAATGCCGGTTTCGAAGTCATCAACGAAATCATCACCAACCAGGGCACGTACCAGTTCAGCGAAAACCAAACCAGTTTCGGTCTTTCGTTCACCACGTACAAAACTCCAAGCGGTGGCATTCTGCGTTTGATGACTCACCCACTTCTGAACACCAATCCAGAATGGGCCCGCATGTGTCTGATCGTTGATCCTTCTTCGATGGGCATTCGCTATCTGCGCGGTCGTCGTTCGCGTCACCAAACTTTCAATCAGAACGTGAACAGTTCGATGGGTTCGGTGGACATGGGCATCGACGCAGAGGGTGGCGATTTCCTTTCGGAACTGACGATGGAATGCATTGCACCTTCCGCAAACGCTGTGATCTACGGTTTGACTCAAGCCGCTTGCGAACCTTGTGTTGTTGCGCCAACGGTTTACGAAGCTTGCTTCGAAATCTCGGCACCTTGCGAGAATGGCCCAGTGGAACCCGGTGCAACGATTCAATTGTCGGTGAAATTTGGCAAACCCCTGGGCACCGTGAATGTCACGACCCCAACCGGAACTGTCGAAATCACTCTCGATGCGAACGGCGCCGGCATGGTGCAATACGTGATGCCAACCGAACCGAACCAATACGCGTTCATCGTTCAGCATTCCGCAGACACCATCAACACCATGTTCACGAAAACCCACGGCGTTGCTTGCATCGCATCTTGCGCTCCAGTGAACGTGGTTTCCAACTCGGCCGACACTTCGATGTGTGAAGGCGTTGACACTTTCACTTCCGGTGATGGCGTGAACTCTCCCACTCTCGACATGACCCGCGAAAGCAACGAATAAGTTCAACTTGTTCTGACAGCCTGAAAAAGCCGAGGCTAATCCCCTCGGCTTTTTTACGTCCAAACAAACTCGGTAAATCAAAATGCCCAAAGCCAACGAAATCCTCGCAAAAGCCCAAGCCAAAATCGAAGCTGCCAAAGCAAAAACTGCTGCTGAAGTTTCGGTTCCCCCAAAGAATCCGGATATTCTTCCAGTGGCTGCCAAACAAATCACACCGAAATTCTCCTTGGCTTTCTGGTGCGCGATTCCAAACTACACTTTCCACACCGATCGACAGCGTGAATTGCGTTTTGTCAATCACAAACTCGAACTCACGAACTCGGACGAGATTGTTCAAGTCCGAAGTCTCGTGCGTAACTTCCCCGCAAAATTCAAAGAATTGGGTTAAATCATGGCAGCGCTCGATACAATCTACTCTGGGGTAATCGCCAAAACCGCTCGCCCAGATCGGATCAAAGAAACCAAACAAGCGGTTGTTGATGCAGTTTTGGAATACCACTCGCTGAGTTACTTCGAGCGCGATATCAAAACTGGTGTGGCCACGATTGGCGCACGGCAAAATGGAATTGTGTTGCTTAAGGATTTGATTCCGGATCTCCGCAAAGTCCTTGGCGTATTCTCCATTCACGGGCAGAAAATCGACAAGATCAGCATCTCCGATACCAGTCGCCCAGGCTACTACATTGTCGGAGGTGCATTGCATCTGCATCCATCCAATCTGGCTGGCCAAATCAAATTGGCTTTCTGCACGAAGCCAGACATTGCAACCAGTTGGATCACGTTGGAATATCCCGAGGCAGTTATGTCTTTGGCCGGCGCAAAAGTTGCTGCGATCGTCGGCAATCGGAACTTGGCTTCCGCACTCTTTCTGGAAGTGGGTCAAATCTTTCCTACCCGCTCCGGTTTCAAACATAAAATCATGATGGAGAACACATCGTATGAGCCAGATCTTTGACGTCATTGCCGAGAAAACTGGCTTGGTGACAATCTCCGGCAGCTGTGGGCAACAACATTTTGAAATGACTCGCATGTGCTATCGCGGGCCAAATCAATTTGTTGTTCCGCAATTCATCGACCCAAAGGTGGAACCCAACTACGGCTGCACAGAAACGAACTACAAGTTCAGTGGCCCCATCGGGAGTCGGGTAGGCAGTGAGAGAGCTCACTTTGATATCGTTCACCACACCCCTGAAGTTACCGCGTTGAATGCTCAAGTTCGGCAATTCACGGAACTCAGCACACAAGGTAAGCGATATGGAGGTCGAGTTGTTCTTGCTCCCCGCAACCTGACGAAAATCAATCACGCAACTTATCATCTGATTCTGGGTGGTAAATGCGCATCGCAAGATGAAATTGAATTGCAGTTCAATGATGGCTCGAGTCTCCGATTCAATGGGGATTTGGAAATGCATTCATACAATGCGGCCAGTCTCAGCTTCTTCGTTCTTCTTCCCGCCCGTGCAATTGTTCGGCTTTCCTACGAGCAGATCATGAAGCTTCGGGATTCCATCATCACAAAACTCGCAAGGATGCAGTATGGCAAAGATCCGATTCAACCTTAAGTCGTCCAAGTTCCCACTCATGTCCTCGTTCTTCGGCGATTCTGTAGCAATTCGAAGTAACGGGGATACTGATTATGTGGTGACGGATGCGTATTCTGGTACGGCAGCAAATGATGAATTGGGCATTGCCCAACCAATCTATATGCACAATGTCATTCCAGTTTCCCACGGCTTTCAATCAGTTGACTACGCCACCGAATTGGACAATTCGTGTGCCGGACAATCTGGTTTTGACACGATGATTCCACTTCGCGATGTGAATGGATTGAATCATCTGCTGTCGCCCGCCAATGGACAAAACTTCATTTCGGCGGACGGTGCCACTTGGTCATCTTCCCTTCTATCAACCGACACTCGATTGTCTGGTGAAGTTTCGTTCGCGTACATCCAAAGCCAAACCTACGTTTGCTACCGAAATCTGGGCATCTATCGCTATGATCCAGTTTCGCGAACTCTGCAGGAATTGGAACTCATTGGCCTGAATTCGGATCAAGTATCCGGAATCACTTCGGCCTACGGGATGTTGATTGTTTGGACGGATGACACGATTTACCGCAGCTCATTTGAAAACCCCGAGGACTTCACTCCGTCACTTCGGACTGGCGCAGGCTCACAACAAATCACACAAGCACGTGGAAACATTGTTGCTTGTCTCCCGCACACTGGTGGCTTCATCATGTACTGCACAGAGAATGCTGTGTACGCGAATGGCACAAGCGATTTGGCTTACCCATTCAGCTACGAAGAAGTCAAAGGTTCTGCTGGTTTGATTTCTGCGGCCCACGTTGCGAGCGATACAACTTTCGGGGTTCACTACGCCTGGACAAAAGCCGGACTGCAATCAATCAGTGCTGACACTGCCAAACTTTTGTTTCCCGAAGTCACAGATTTCCTGACCTGTGGATATCTGGAAGACTACGTGAACAACTGGGATGGGGAAGAACGAATCGGAACAGAAATAGATCGCCCAGGGCAAGATCCATTTCACGAAGGATATTACTCATCCTGTCCAAACAACTTGATTCAGCGTAAGTACGAACTCCCGCTGGAAATCAAAGTCAATGTGGTGGGTGCTCGCTACCTGGCAATCTCGTACGGAATCGGAGAACTCACCCATGTTCTGTTGTGGGATTTGGGCTTGGCGCGAATGGGAAAACTGCGAATTCCCCACGTGGATATCTTCACGTTTGCCGAACCTGAAACTGTTGGCGCTGAAACTGCCCGTGATTCCTTCGGCCTACTGCAGAAAGACGGAACAATTCGCCGTATGGATATGCGGATGTTCCAACCGGCCACGGATTCAGTTTTCTTTTTTGGCCGCCTGTCCATGAATCGTGCAGCATTCACAACTCTGGATGAATTCAGTTTGCTCGGCCACTTCGACCCAGCGGGACAATTGACAGTCAACGATATCCTGACAATCGACGGTGCAACAATGTTGGAGGATATCTATCTGATGCCAATGCACGCGACAAAGTTCGCAATGAAGTATGGCGCTCGGACAACAGGAGAGAATCACATTCTGAAGTTGATGGGAACTTTCTCATTGTCTTCCATCTCTTGCAAACTCGAAGCTGGGGGTGACCGATGAACAAAACAATTGGCTCAGGCACCCAGTACAATCCGAATCGAAACTCCAAAGTGACAGTGGATGGAGTTGAGATTTCGGGTGAGATGCTCTGGAAACGTGCAGTTCCATATCCGGTAGGCACACTTCTATTTCTGTCGGCTGCTGGCAGTATTGAGGAGGATCCTCAGGTATTTCCTACCAATCCCCCCGAGGTACAATTACTCGGAAGGGTTGTGAAAGACGGTTATATTTACGTAACCCCAAAACGCTTACCGGTACTACTATGACACATTGTTGCGAATCCTGCGATGCCGGAAACCCATGCGAGAATTCCCCATTCAAACTCACATCGCTTTCCGCCGTCTGCTCAACACCAAACATTCCGAACATTCCAATCAATTTGGCATCCGGTTTGTTTATCAATGCTGCAGGTCAATTGGATATTGACTGTGCAGTTCTCGGAACTTTGTGCGCTTGGCCAGTTGGTCCTGAGAACAATGAATTGGTCAACTACACATGGACTGTTGCCCCAAATCGAATTGTCAAAGGCGGCCAAATCACGATCAACGTTTCCGGATTGTATCCGTATTCGAACATCACTTTCCGGTTGACTCCAACTGCTGGCCCAGAAGCTTTTGTTTCCGCACAGGCCGATGGTTCTGGGAATGTGGTCAACAAGAAAGTTCGCCTCGATCTGGAGAGTGTTACCTATGTGGTGACTCCAGTTTATCCCGGTGGAATTCCAAACATCTCCAGCTATTCAGTTGAAGTTCTGGCCTGCGGTGAAGCGGTTGAATGCACCTGCAATGGCTCAGTCACGCTGAAACCAGTTCTGTCCAGTTACTCAGTTGTTTCTGGCCAGCAAGTCACGCTGTTGATCTTGGCAACGAACACAAATTCCTGCCCCATCAGCAATTTGGATTTGCCAGCGATTGTGCTCCCCCCAGAAGTTTCCAGTTTGGGTGTGTCGATTACGGATGAAGTCGTCAACGGAAAGTCGACAAGAACTTTCAGTTACCCGCTGCAAGTGCAGAACACTTCTGGCTCAAGCACAACAGTGAACATCCTGATTCCATCAGGCTCTGCAACATTCGAATGCAATGGAGTTCAATACTCTGCTGGCGGTGGGACTGTTGCACTCACGATCGCTCCAGCAACTGGAAGTTTCTGCGGTCTCGCAGTCACCAACTTTGCATTCACTCCAGCCACGCAATCGGACAACACAGAAGTTTCGTTGTCCATCACGGTGCAAAACACTGGCTCTGTTGCGATGACCAATGTGACAATGCCGCAATTGAACATCGGAAGTTCTGGAGTTCAAATCACCGCTGGTGCTTCTTCGATCGGATTTGCTGCAATTGCAAGTTTGGCCGCAGGTGCAACACATACCGAAACGATCCTGACCACAATCAGTTCGTTGACTGGATTGCCAAAGTCTCACGTTATCACTTGTCCCGCAGGTCAAATCTACGGAACGTGTAACGGAAGTCTGGTGGCAACTGGAGTTGCATCTTCCACAACTCTCACCCTCACTTGATCGGAGAAATCATGCCAATCCTGCAACCGCCAACCCAAGCCCCGTTCCATACCTACGATGCCAGTGCATCCGGTGTGTTCGGAATTCCCAAACCCGATCATGTCTCAGTTCTCGTTCGCCGAGACGGTGCCTACATCGACAATCCGAAAGGTTTCCAGCAACCGGAATGTTTTGTTGAGTGCTGCGTGACTCCACCTGGCGGAGAAACTTTTCAGGTTCTTGTCTCGCTCGTATTTGATCTTCCGGCAGTTACAGTCGGTGGTCCCCCAGCAACAGGGCATTTGGTCATTCTGTTCTCCCCGATTGCTGGAGTCGATTACGAGATTCTGCCATTCACGATGGGCTTTGGCGATTTGATTGTCCTCGACGATCCTGGAGCAAATCCATTGATTGCATCTGGTGGCCCTGCATTCAATTTCCCTGGCGCAATTGTTCCAGCGGCTGGTGGCGCGGTGCAAATTGAATCAGAAGAAATTTCATTTCCCGCCCCAGTGGCAGCCCCCTACGCGTTTTTGGGAACTCTGCAACTCGCAACTGCGGGCTTCATCACAAGTGTCGGTGGCGATACCAACCAAGTTGCTGTTGCAACTCCCTACGAATACAACTTCGTCGTCCCCTGATTTTCATTCCCCGTCCCCCAATCTCCATAACTTAAAGGAGTTTTCTCATGCCCATCCTGAATCCTGTTCCCGAATACACTCCGGCTCTCTACAACGAAGTTCCGGTTCCCATCAACGGAATTCCGCTGCTCGCAGTTGTTCGTCCCGTGGCCCGTCAAAACGGCGTGTTTGTGGATTATCCGAAAGGCTTCAAACAACCTGCTTGCTTCGTGGAATGCTGTGTCCCTGTGGAAGAGCCACCTGTGGAAGAGCCAATTCCGTAAGTCGGAAGCAAACGCCCTGGGGATAGCGGGAAATTCCCCTATCCCCATTTCTTTTTCTGTTTAGGAATCCAAAAATGTCCTGCCAAAATCTTGCCAATAATCCAACGCCAATCTGCGATGGTCCTGCAATTCTCATCTATATGCAGCCAGCTGGCGCAGCTTTGCCCTCCCCAATTTGGGTGACTGCAACTTGCGTTGACGGCGCAATTACTGCGTTCAACTACTTCTCCGACGAAGCCGCAACTGTTCCCGCAGTTGGCTTCTCGATTGCCGATCGCGTTCCAACTCCGGCCGATGCTCGTGGTTTGTCTTGCGATTCCGCATTGGCCACGAATCTCTGCCCTGCAACTCTGAGCGCAGTTGAGCAATTCTTCGCTGACCAGACCGCTGCCGATGATGCAAATACGGCAGAAATTCTTGCGGCCCTCGCAATTGCAAATCGGGAGTATGCGTACAGTGGCTTCGTCTACAATGTGGATGGAAATCTGACGCAATATTCCCGACAGTATTCTGGTGGCCCTGTGCAGACCAGGACTTTCACCTACACGGGCACAGAACTGACTGCCGTTTCCGATTGGGTTTAATCATGCCAAAACCAGCCAACTATTATTTGTACGCTGTCGATCCAAGGGCAGATTTCCTCGTTAACCGTCCGAAAGGAAAGCCACCAAGCGAATTGTTTGCCCCGGAATTTCAGTCAAATGATATGTGGCTGGATAAAATGACAGGGTGGGGGGAGGATCAACCAGTCACAATGGGCACAATGGAGTTCGAGGTAGATTCCTCGCTACGAAGTGAGATCGTACTTCCATTGAATACGATTGGAGTTGCTGAAATTGAATGGGGGGATGGAACACCCAATACCGCATTGACTGTTGGCAGCGCACGGTGGTCCCATACCTATGCAGTTCCAGGTATCTACAGAATTAAAGTTCATGGAGATGTGCAAGGGCTAGTATCTGTGGCAGGGGAACTCACTACCGATTTAGTCGCGCTGACCAAGGTCCGGCACTGGGATATGGGTAAAGTGGCGAATATCTATTTCCGAGGTGCTGCTAACCTGATTCAAGTACCGAACGAACTGCCCCCGGGAGTTACCAGTTTGGCTAGTGTGTTCCGAGCAGCCACATTGTTTAACTGGGACATTAGCGGGTGGGATGTTAGTAATGTTACTGATATGACCGTTATGCTTTATCAGGCATCTAGTTTTAATCAACCTATAGGTACCTGGGATGTTAGTAATGTTACTGATATGAGCTTCATGCTCCGCCAGGCAGCTAGCTTTAATCAAGACATAGGGAATTGGGATGTTAGTAATGTTACTACCATGGATGTCATGTTTTGGCAGGCAACCAGTTTCAATCAAGATCTATCCGGCTGGTGTGTTTCCTTGATCCCAACCCTGCCAACCAACTTTGCCACTGGTTCAGCACTAGATCCTGCGAACTATCCAGTTTGGGGAACGTGCCCGCCTTAATCCTCTACCTTTCACCTCCCACCAAACCCGAAAAGGAACTCAAAAATGGCTACTGGATTCTCCTGCTGTGATCTGCATTTCAATTGTTTGGATTGCCCGATCATCACCGGTCCCGATTGTGTGCCACCAAACAATTTGCTCCCAGGGCAATTGTGGTACAATCCGTGCACCTGCACATACTACTTCGAATGCTCCGGCGGTTTCGATGAGGAAAACAATTGCTCGGGATACACTCCGATCAATTACAAAGCTGGAGCTGGCATTGCCTACTCCGGCGATTGCGAAAATGGCAGCTACATTTCAGTGAAAATTCTGGAAGGTGGTGGCCTTGGTTTTGATGGCAACGGAAATCTTTTGGTTGATTGCGATGCGATCATTGCCAATTGCGGATTGTGGACCCGAACCAATCTGACGTTCAACACCGAAGATTTCCAGCTCAACTGTGACAACCTCGGCAATTGTGTTCTCCGACTGAACCCGGAAACTCCAAACGTTCGCTCGCGAAATGCCGGTGAAGTTGCTTCTGCTGGTGTTTGTTTGGAAGTGGCGCCCACAGCTTACGTTGGTGGAATTGCTGGCGCCCGAAATGCCATGCTCCAACTTCGTGATTTGAGTTGGGTTTTTGGTGCCGGAACTTTGGGTGTTGGCCCAACCGGCGCATACCTCACGGAAACTTTCACGAACAACTGGAGTACCGATGCTTTGCTGGAAGTGGATTTGATTTGCCAAGATAACTTCTTGGCGCTTCTGGCGGAGGCACGAGTTTATACTCCGCGCGTTGCATTCATCCATTCCATCACAGAAACATTGGCAGTGCAACCGCCAGCTTTTGGTGGCGGAAATGACCCTGCTCGGCCGAATTGGGCTTACAACCAAATCTCTGCGGGAACTCCATTCTTCCAGGAAAATCCTGTGGGCAGTATCGAAGCAGGAACATTGAGCCCCCAAACTTCTTCGTGTAAATTCACGCGAGTTATGGCTCCAAACGAAACGGTCACACTGTACTACCAATGGTGGGCAGTTTTCAACGAGATGTACGATTCGGAAGCCGACACCTATGTGATTCATGGTGGAATGGCAACCGCCTCCAAAATGTCTCGCAGCGTCATTCCACTCTAAGGAGAAACAAACATGAACAAAAAAGTTGAGAGTCTGGCGCCAGTCGCTGTGTACGTGCTGAATGGCACGGAGAACGAGGACTTGAATTCGCCAATGTCCCCGTATCAAGGAAAGACACTGGCGAAATATTTCAAGGACGCTGCGGGAAATTGGATTTCTGTGATGCGCGATGGCTCAGGGAATCCAAACCTGGGTTACTTGGCAAAGGAAATCACGGAAGCCGAAGGCAAAATCTGGCAACTGCGCATTGACAGAACTCGCGAATCTGCCGGTGCCGGATACCAGGATGCCCAAGGACTGTGGTATTGCGGGCAAGCCCCAGGAAGTTTGCTTTTGGCCGCAGCGTACCGAAAAAAGCTCGAGACTGAATCCGGTGCGTTCTACAAAAAAGTTGGCCCAGTTCGAATTGACGCTCTCGCAGACTCGTTGACAGCCGACGCAGAAATTCGTTCGGTGGAATACGCGAAACGCTTTGAAGAAGCAATCGAGTATCAAGCAAATCCTGGCACCGCCGAGCAGTATCCGTACTTGCACGGAATGACCTACAAAGGTTTGACTCTGGAAGAAGCCGCAGAATTGGTGATCAAAAATTACCAAGCCGCAAAGGTTCGCAATCAAAAAATTGCTGATCTTCGGATGCAGAAAAACCTTCTGTTCCACGAAGGCACTGCTGCGGAAAAGGAAGCTATCTATTCCGGAATCATAGCCGGTTTGCAAGCTCTGCGCTGATTCCTCGGGCCGATCCTCTATATTTATATGATCGGCCCCTTGATTATACTTGATCATGACACTCAAATCCACTCTCGAATCTCACGCACAAGCAATTCAGGAAACCATGAAACTTGCTCCGCCGATTGCCATCACTGGCGCTGGTGCGGCCGGGATTGATTGGCAAACCTGGGTTCTTATTCTGACTGCCTGCTACACGATTCTGCTAATCCTGCATAAGTGCTTTCAAATCTACAAAGATTTTGTGCGCTTCAATAAGGATGATCCAGATTCTGCAATGGGAAAACTGCGATGAAAACACTACCAAGAATTCTGTCCGGCGCAGCTATCGCCGCAATTGCAACGGTGGGATATCTTGGCAGTCCTGTTGATGATCCGAAATTGAGCACGTATCAAATGCGATGCACTCAAGCTCTTTCGTATTTCATCACCCAGATTCCAAGAGAAATTCCAGGCCATCAAGTTACATTTGGTGAGGCCCATCGCCCAACTTGGGTTGCCACCGAATACGCCCGACGAGGATTGGGAATTGCAACCAGTTTGCATACTCAACGTTTGGCAGTTGATTTGATGCTGTTCAAGAATGGCGTCTATCAAACTCAATCTGCCGCGTATCGGCCATTGGCTGATTTGTGGAAGGCCATCGCGCCAGCATTTGAAGTTGTCCCCGGAGCCGGGATTGATTTCAATGATGGCAATCACTTCAGTTGCGCCTACGGCGGGAGAAAGTAATGGGAACCTCAGATATCATTGCAGGTGTGGTTGTGATTGCTGGAATTGGATTTGGCGGTTACGGCTGGTACAAATACAATCAGCTGGAAACGAACAACACTCGTCAAGCTGCCACAATCCTGGAACTTCAGGATACCAACGACAAACAAAAGTTGTCGCTGGAAGCGTTTCAAAAGCAGGAGAAATCCAATGAAGAATTGCAAGCCAGCCGACAAGACGCTGAAGTCGTTCATGCCCGTACTGTTGCTGCTGTTGGTGAGTTGCGCAAATCCATTGCCAACCTCAAGAGCTCAAGTTCCGATTCCCTCGAAGCCTGCAATAAATCGTACGCTGTTGCAGGAGAACTTCTTGGAACGTGCGGAGAGCGATATACAGGAATGGCAAAAAACGCTGAACTCCTCAGGGCCGACGCAATAGCTCTGGATCAACACACGGATATTCTCCGTGGTTTGGTAACAGACCTTCAAGGATTGGAACCACTTAATGGCAGCAAGTAATCAATCCACACAGGCATCCATTCAACTTGATTTGATTTTCAAGTCATTGGATGCCTACGGTCGTGGTGATGCGAAACTTTCCACACTGGATAGTTCTTCTGTCACCGCGCCGAAGGGGGCTAATAGCAACCCAAGTCTTGATCCCGTTCAAGTCAACAAAACTTCAGCAACTCGCAGGGCAGCTCAAATGGCTCCGAGTTTAATGTCGTTGGCTGCGGCACTAGCAAAAGACCCACAACTCGGACAAGCCGCCGGGTTAGTGGGTCTTGGTGTTCGTGCGGCACAACCTGGAGTTACAGCAGCTTCCCTTGCCCCAAGTTTTTTGGGCACAGTTGGAAACTTAACTAACACTCCAGTTCTGGGGCAAATTGCAACTGCATTGAATATCGCGGACAAGGGAATCACAACCCCCGGAGCTATGGGGATTTTGGGAATGTTCAATCCAGCGATGGGATTGGCCGGACTTGTGAATTCAATCGCAGGAAATCCAATCGGTACAGTGGCAGATTCAATTCGAGATTCACTTGTCAGCAATCCAAACTCTATCAACAGTTTGGCCAACGCAGGCGTGAGTGTCACCCAACAAGCCTACAACAACATCAATCAAAATCAAGTGGATGATATGGATACAGAATCCATGGATCGCTTGATGGAAAGCCTCAACAAAGACCCAATGAATGATTCGTCACCTAGAGGCTCAAATGATTCCGGATATGGTGGTGGCGATGGAATGGGCGAAGGTGGTGGGCGGGGAGATTCCGGAATGGGAAGTGCTCGCGGCCCAGGCGAATAAACTCAACCGAAACAACCGAAACAATTGAAACAACTAGGAGCTAATCATGGCAACCGCAAATACCTCTGCACCAAACAACTCAACCACCACCGCGAACGATGACGAATGGTATCAGGGCGACAACGCACAAAACCTGATGCTGACTTTGTTGAACATGGCGAACGCGGCAAATCAACCCGGCCCCGTAGATACTTCTGGTGCTTCCGGGTCTCTGGTTTCTGCGCTGCAAGGCAGTATGCCAGCCGGGATGGATTTCTCAGCCTACAATCCATTGCTTTCTGTGATTGGCGACACCTCGTTCTCTCGAGAAAACGCAATTGCGGACAGCCAGGGATTCATCAACCAGATTTTCCGCGAGTATGAAAACTCCTCGCTGCCGACGATATACAAAAATCCTCGGGCCACCGGAATTTTCAACGACACTTCAACTCAATTGCTGGCCAACGATGCGTACAGTTCCGCGGTTGCGAAAGGCCAATCACAATTGGTGAACAATATCACGCAGTATGCTGCGGCTCGCCAAGATCAATTGGGTCCAGTGTTGGCATTGTTGACTGCACAAACCTCGAATGCGAACGCGCTTACCAGTGCTCAAGTTCAGCAAAATAGCTTGATCGCGAACGCAACGCAATCTGGAATCAATGCCACCCAAAATGCCCCGCAAAAACCGAACACTGATGTGACGGATGCCGCGGCTATCCTTGGTTCGCTCTACGGAATCTACCAAGATTACAACGCAAACAACACCAAGAACCCCGTTGGCCAAGACAGTTCCGCAACTCTGTCGTCAACCAACAATGCCGTCGTCAATTCCGATCCGTACGCGGACAATCTCGACGACGAACTGTACTACAACTGATTGGAAACATTATGGCCGAACAACTCACTCCAGCCCAGCTTGGGCAAATTGCAGCTGAATATGCGCCCAACACTCCGATTGAGTTGATCGGCGCAGTTCTTCGTACGGAATCTGGCTACGGCACAAATCCAAATGCCTACGTTGGAAATTCCTCTGGTGCCATCGGCCCCGGTCAAATTCTGGCAAGCCAACTCGGAGCAAAGTACGGAAACTTTGAGGCCTACTATCCTGATGGGGATGTGAACAATCCCAATCATACAACGATTGCTGCTGTTCGCAAGATTGCAGATGACTGGGGAAAATCGGGTGGAAATCTCTTGGGATTTTCCAAGCGATACTTTGGTTCCGGTACCACTGCCGATGGATTGACTGCTACCAATCATTACCTCCCCAAAATCTCTGATGCTTTGGCACAGCAGGGAAATGATTCGCGCTACCAAGCATTCATTGCTGGCGCTGCGGAAGTCCGAGCAAATCCAACGATGTTCAACGACAATCGCTTTGCGGCTTCCGGGGGAAGTTTTGCTGGTGCTGCTCCGACAGTGAAGTCCGTTCCAACGCTTGATCCAGATGAAGTTGCAACTGCTTCAACTGTTGGCGCCGCGGAAGACATTGTGAACCAATTGATGAGTGGGCAACAGAAAATCGCCGATGCGCAAACTGCGGTTGATACCGTGAAAGTCAATCAAAACGTTGCTCTGGCCCGGGAAACGGAAAGCATCCTCACGATGTTTGGCTTGAATCCCAATGTGACAGACTCGGAGATTGCATCCACAGCAACTGTTCTCCGTCAGGCCACTCGTGATTTGGTGAACACGCAACAGCAAGTTGCCGAACTCCGTCGCGATCCAATTTTCAATGTGTTGGACACTTTCACGAAGGGTGCCACCACATTGATTCAATCGAAGCGAATTGCGGACGCACAGGATCAGGTGAAAACCCTGACCGGAACGCTGAAAGAGTTGCAATCTGCTGCAATCAATCAAGTCAATTTGGGCAAGACTTCCACCTACGCATTGGCAGAAGAAGAAATCAAAGCCCAGACCGCACTGAATCAAGCAAAAGCCGATGACAAATCTGCCGCACTTGGAATCGCACAGAATTTCCGGGAGCAAAAAGAAGCTGCTGCCCAGCGGCTGAAGCAAGATCGTCTGGAATTTGACAAAGAGAAAGCTGCCCACCTGCAGGCGTACCGAGATGCTGGTTTAGCCGCAAAAATTGCTAAGGGAACTCCACTCTCGGCAGCAGAGCAACGACAGAAAGTTCTGTACGATCGGGCAGAAGCGGTTTACACGAGCACTGCAAATGCATTGGGCATCTCAGTTGACAAGTACGTTGCAATCATCGGTGATCCAAAGATTCCCGGTAGCCGCACGGACTTGGCGCAATTCACCCCTGGCCCAAATGGAGAACTCCCAACTCCATTGGCCAAACTCAAGTACAGTTTGGGAAAGTATTCCGAGCCGGAAGCCGAACTTTTCAACAAGGCATTGGGCCGAGGTGGCTGGGCAGCAATGTCTGGTGAAGGCAATCAGCAATACTGGTCAGATGAATATAAAGCTCTGGTTGCAAAGCCGGGGGCAGTTGGAAAGCTATCCAAGGATGAGCAGACCAAAATGGAAGCCGAGGAGGTTGAGAGAATCGCTATCGGTAAACAATCAATTTTGGTGAATGATGGAACGGAATCCGCTCGAGCCACAAACCCATATCTCGCAAACTTCGCAATGTTGGAAGTCGTGTCGAAAATGCCTGCGTTGGCTTCGGCTAATCCTATCATTGGCACGGCGGTATCTTCGGACCTCTACCGGGCGATCCAAGACAAGAATTCTGGTAATAGTGACGATAAGCGGACTGTATCAGATGAGGAAGTTATTAACACAGCTACTGAGCTGATGAGCCAGAAGAAGCTTTCGCCACAACAAGCTGGAAAACAAGTCAGCGATTACTTCCGGGCATCAGTTGCCACTAACAACCTCACCGAACAGTTCGATAAATTCGGATTGCCGCCTCAGGATCGCTACACAATTCCAGTTAACAACATTGGAAAGCGAACCGGCTTCATCAGCAACACCAAGAAAACCACGAAGGAAGGCAAAGACGTTAACGACTATACGCTATTCGATATGACCAATGAAACGAAAGTCACTTCGCTTTTGGTAGCTCGGCGCACATCGACTATGGGAATTCCTGAATTTCTTTCCCGCTTGATCATGTCACCAATTGATGATACGGTTGCTCCAATCAATCCCAAAGCACCAACCAACAAATTCGGAGAAACTAAATGAGCGATTTTATCACCGCAGCCTACACGCATGAAATCGCCGGTGATGGTCAAGACTCAGTTGCCTCGGGCAATTGGTTTGACACCATCGCCAACGTTCCAACTTTCGTTACGCAGATTGGAATCTCTGCGCTGACTGAAACTCTGAACATCCCAACTGCAATCGCTTCCATCCCGATCAATATGCTCGGTGGTGATTACGATGGCAAGTGGCTGGAAACTGAGAATGTCATGGCCGGATTGGATGACGCTCTCGGAACGGACATGGAGCAATACTACAATCAGCGGAAAGAAGCTGTTGATATGGGTGGCTTCATCGCTTCTTCGTTTGTTCCGGGATTGGCCGGGGCTAAAGCACTTCGAGTTGGTCTTGGAACTGCGGCCAAATCTGGTTCCAATTCCCTGATGGTTCGTGCCATTGGAAACTTCGAACGCATTCCAGACAAAGCTTTGCAGGCCGCGAAGTTGGAGATTGCTGAGAAAGCAAGTCCATTCACGTACATGAATACGCAAGCATTCAAACTCTACGCTGCTGGTGCAGGTCAGGGAGCTTTGGATGCATTGGCTTTCAACACAGCTGCAACAGTTGCCCTTCACCAATCTTCCTACCTGGAAGAAAAAGATTGGGGTGAACTGACGAAAGATGTGCTGTTCGATTCGCTCGTGCTTGGCGGTTCTGTTGGCGCAGTGTTTGATGTTGCCGGAAAAGGCGCTGGTATTTTCGGATATAAGAGTGCGATCAAATCGTATTCGGATCAGTTCGCCAACGTGAAAGCTACTGCGTTGAATCCGTTCAAGCGACAAGGAACTGTTGAGGCTGGATCCCAATTCACACGTGCGGATGGTGCGGTTATCAAAGTTTCCCCGGGCACTGCGGCTTTGTTGAAGCTCGATGACGTGAAATCTTTCGAGGCCCGAACAACTGAATTGAAAGCTCTGCTGGACGATGGAGCTTTGAGTGCGGACAATGCAACTCTGTTGCAGGCTGAGATGCGCAAGTTCACGGAGCTTCGCAATTCCGCAATCGCCGATGCCCAACTGTCATTCACCAATGAACTCAAAGGCGTCTTCAAAGGCGTCGATGATTTCGTGGATGTGGATGGCATCGCGAAACAATTGCTGGATCCCGCAAACAATCTGGATTCAGCCGCAACGATTTTGTCTGACCTCACTGGCATGGCACGATTGACTGTTGATGATCTTTCCGATCTGACGATGGCCAACTCGGTGAAAGTTTTCCGGTCCAGCAAGGGAGAGAAAGCAAACTTCTCTTTTGTGGAAACTCCGGGCAGTGAAGCCCGTTTGGTCAAGGCAACCAAGACGCTCAATGCATCTGATGATGCTGATCTTGCCGCGAAGTTGAATCTCCCCGGCAAAACGCTGAAGCAGAACGACATTGATGATTTGGCATTGGCCGCCGGATATGATTCAGTTCGTGTCGGCGACAATCTCCGGGTGATTCCGAAGTACGACAAGAAGGGAAACATCCAAGCTCCACGTGCTCCGAGATCGGCACTTCTGGATTTGCGAAGTGGCGCCATTGTGAACAAGGCCCACAATGCAACTGCTTGGGATTTGGGCAAGAAAGATTTCGATGCAGTCATCGCCAGCTTGAAGCCGGAGAAAGATGTTGCATTGGATATCTCTGGTGCGAATACAGCGATTGAAAACTCTGCGATCTACCGTAACGCATTGGATATGTTCAAGCGTCGTCGACTGAATGAAGCAAGTTCGATTGCAGAACTCGATGTGCTTGTGCAGAACCGCACGGACCTCACGAAAACTCTCCGCTACAACGGGAAGGAAATCACTGAGGAAGCTGCAAACGCTTTGATTGCTTCCGAGAAAACTCGGATGGCAGATGAGATGCTTGCCGCTGGCTATTCACATGAGCAAATCTCCGCTGGCCTGATGATCCCCGAGGAAACTCTTTTCAATCCAACCAGCTTGAAAGGTTTCTCCACTGCTGGTGATGCGTCACTTCGGGCTCCCCGCTACGTTCAGGCTACCTATTCCCGCGAACGGAATATGAACAAGTTCGATCTGGAAGGAAAACTTGAAGTTGCCAAAGTTGCAAAGCTGACGGCACAACAAGTTTCCGCTACCGTGGCGGCAATCAACAAAGATATTGCAGCCGTTCCAAGTATCCGTATGCCCAAGTACACGGAGAACTTCACGGCGGGTGCATTCAGTTTTGCCGATGCCAAGTTTGGTCGAGTGTTTGAAGAATCTGTTTTGATGAACGGAAAACTCTACGCCAAGATCACACAGAAAGCTGCACAAGATCGAGTGCTTCCAATTCGTTCCAAGATCGAAGCTATTCGAGCGGCCGGTGTTGGCAGTGCGGATCACACGGAATTCACGGTTCTCAATGCCTGGAACAAGCAAGCAAAGAACTATGGTGGTGGCCACACTATTGCAATTGATGGCCCGAATGGAACTACCCTGATGGAAGCCGGATCATTCCGACTGGCCAAAGGGAAAATCCTGGAGGAAATCAAAGAGCTGAAGAAAACAGATTCAGCAGCAGCCGAACGAATGATGGAGGAACTGAATGGTCAAACAGTTCTTCGTCGCCACCTCGCTGATAATCCTGGGGCATTGTCGATTCCAGTTGGCAAGCAGGGTTCCATTCTGCAATTGCAAACCAGCACAGTTGATGACTTTGTTCGTGCCCACATTGCCGCAGATTCTGTGGCGTTGAACAACAAGAACAAACTTAAGAATCTGTACGGAGAGACAAACATCCGTACAGAGACTTTGCCGGGCGCAAAAACCTACTATGATCCGAACATCAACATGCGTAATGCGCAGCACGTTCTGATTATCAAGGGGGCCGCAGATCACGGAAACCCACTGTACGCGGGACAGCAATATGTGTTCGCCGGTAAATCGGTTGACGATCTGCGAAGTGCACAGGCTTGGGCAAACAAGGAAGGTCTGCAAACTTTCACCAAGACTGACACCGAACAATTCTACAAGCAATTGGACGAGTTTGATTCTGGTGAAATGTTTCGCAACGGCGCCATCAAGGAATCTTTGGAGTCACAGGGTAAGCTCACAAGCTACACGGGCGCCGCAGAATCCATTGAGGATACCAGCACTCGCTTCCTTGATTGGCATTTGCGGGACGAGTTTGCACTTCAGCGTACAACGATTGCCGCGAAGGAACACGAAGTTCTTGGCGCTCTGAAGAACATTGACTTGGCCGATCGGAAACTTCTCGATTCGCACAAAGGAAATCCCAATAAGATTTCCCGACTGCTGCAAGGTGAAGCAACAAAACTCACGAAGCCGGAACAGATTCGAAACACCATCTTCAACACGCAGAACCCCGGTGTTGTGAATGCGTTGACGAAATCGGTTGATGACTTCGGCATTCAGTTCTTCACGGGCATTCGGAATTTCTTTGGTGGCCTGAACACCCAAGCGATTGACAATCTCACCGGACCAGAAGCCAATGCCACGAAGAAGTGGCTGGACAATATGAAGGTAGAGAGCTATGTTACGAAGGATATTCTGGAGTCGATTGGAATCAAGAACTATGATTCTCCGGGGTACTCGAACTTTGTTCGTATGTCCAACATGGCATTGGTCACCGGTCAATTGCGATTGGATGCCCTGAACAGTTTGGTCAACGTGATTGGTATGCCGATTATCGGGAGCTCAACAGTTGAATTGGCTATTCGCTCGATCATGGGCCGCCTGAAAGCTGAGGGCCGAGTTGATGATGCGAACAACTTGATGCAATCTCTGTATCAGAAAGAGGGTTCGCTTGGATATATGCCGTCAACGTATTTGCGTATGGCGAAACAATCCATGAGTCGGTTTGGAACTTTGGCCAAAGACAATCCAATCTTGGGATCGCGGGCGCAGGGGGATGAAACTCTGGCGGCACTTTTCTTGCGTGAGAATATCACATTCAATCCAGCAGAATTGGCCGCGATGGATTTGACTGACGCAGCTTTGGCCGGTCTAAAATCCGGAAACACGAAGGCAAGTTACTACGCCGAGCAAATCAAAAAGTATGCTGGTGTGTTGACGAAACCTGCGGATGCTGTGGAAAGTCGGATTCAGTTTATCTCCGCCGATGCCGCATTGCAAATTGCGGAAGCTGGAAAACTTAGCGCTGATGAAGCTATCTTGTTGATGCACACGATGGTCAACAAGATGCAGGGCAACTTCAATGCGTCCACGAAACCTCAATTGTTTCAGGGCATCACAGGTTCAGCACTCGGATTGTTTCAATCGTATCAAGCGCGATTGGTGCACCGACTGTCTGATGTGATTACCGATGGCAACAAGCGAATGCTGTTTGAAGCTGGTGTTCTGCAAACCAGTATCTTCGGCGGTAAGAGTTTGCCATTTATGGAGCAGTTGAATTCGTCACTGGTTGCAGGATCGAATGATGACAACGCTGATCTGTACTCGTCCATTTACGGGGCCGCAGATAAAAACCTGGCAAATGCACTGACGTATGGTTTGCCCTCTGCCCTGTTGGGATTGAACTTGAGCTCCCGGGGAAATGCAACTCCACGATTCCCACAAGGTATCACGGATATTCCTGCGATCAACATCTGGTACAAACAGTTGGCACAGATCAAGGATATATTCTCTCAGGCTGCGGATGGGGCAGATATTTCCCAACTATTCAATCATGCTGTTCAGCACAACGTGTTCAACCGGCCACTGCAACAAACGGCAATTATGCTGTCTGGTTATGCAACCACCGCGAACAACAAGTTGGGCATCAGTTTGGATGATGCGAAGTTGGCGAATGACAACAACTGGTTGCCAATTAATCTGGCCAACTATATGCGTATTGCTGGGTCACGGCCAATTGACGAAGCTGTGATTATGGATACTGCATATCGTTGGCAAGGCTACCAACTTGCTGATCGAGAAAAGCGTGAGGAACTTGGGCGGGCAGTGAGCTCGCAGTTGCTTGGAAACGATACGACCCTTGATGCGGATTCATTCAATTCATTCCTGACTAAATACCAAAATCAGGGGGGCGATGTGAAAGGCTTCGAGCAATTCGTGAAAGGGCAAGCAGCCAATTCAACCTTGAGTGCTGGCAGTCGAATGCTGAAGGTTATCAAGAGCGATGCGAAAGCAAAGCAACTTCAGTACATGTTGGGCAAACCACCTGAAGCTGGTGATGTGCCCAGCTACGATGAAATCGTCCCACGCGATCCAGAATTCTGATTGAGTTAAAATCAGTGGACGTAAAAAAGCCCCCTTGGATTTCTCCTTGGGGGCTTTTCTTTTTGCTGCCTATTCCATGTATGTATCGCCCCAGCATTTAGAGCAAAAACCTATATACATGTAGTCGCCTACTTGCATATTGAACGCACCGCAAGCCGGGCAGGGATCAGCAAGGTGCAAAGTTTCGTGATAGAAGTCACCGGTAACTTCAATATCTCGAATTGTCACAGGTGTTTGTGGTGGATCGATTGTTGGAGTAGGTTCTGCTACACCCGCACATTCCAAATTCAGCAGGTCTAGGAACGGCATATCAATCACATCCCATTCGCCGGCGAACCACGGGGTCATTGCCCATGTAAACCTGACAGGCTTTTTCTTCTTCTTCGTCCTGCGGGCAAATCGTTCCGGCTGCTCGAAGTGCTTTGCGAACTTCCTTCTTGTCGCACAATCGATTGATTGCAGCTTTCGGCTGGCCCATTGCGTAAAGTGCATAAGCGTCGTATCGCGTATCACAACCTTCTTCAACACTTGTCGATCCCGCAGAGAAACCAAAGAAAGTTCCTTGCGCGCCAACCGACGTTGAGCCTGAACAAGTTCCATTCACCGCCGTCAAAGCAGGGGCAGTGGCAGTTGAAACTGGATTGCGTTCTTGCGCTTCAACCGTGATCGAATTGGAATTGTTCGCTTCGCTTCGGCCACCAGAAGCACTGGCACTGGAATGACCACCAGCCGAATTGGAACTGGAATTCGAATTCGTCACTGCGATGGCGTTCGCACCGGAAACAGAATTTCCCCCGTTTGCGATTTGGCTTTGGCCTTGCTGTTGCCCCTGCACTTGACCTTGGAGTTGGCCCTGGGTGTTGGTGTTTGCGTTGGTGTTGACATTGTTGGTAATGTCGTTGTTCGTCGTGTTGTTGAAACTGGTTGCGAAGGCCGATGCCGAAGCGAATGCCACGAGTGCCAAAGTGATGAGTGATTTTTTCATGGTGAATCCTAGGGATAAAAAAGAAAACTGACTTGGTGGGGGATTAGGTTGAACTACTTCTTCATCTTAGCTTCCTCCTTCGGCTTTCGCCTTACGTTCGCTGGCCAATCCCAGTGCGGCGTTTCGCTGAATCTCCTGTAGATTCCGGATCGCCACGGAAATTTCGTACTCGATCCTGCGCAATTCAATTCCGGCCATGTTGATCTTCACGTTCTCGCGCGCCGATTGAGGTTTGGAATTGTGTGCGTATCCCTGCATCGTACTTCCCAAACCTTTAATGCCCCGGAGAGCAAAGCTCAATGACCCCATTGCACGATTGATATTCTTTGCCCGGAATTGGGAAGCAGATTCAACTACAGGCTTGTTTCGATTCTTCCAAGCTGTGATGAATCGCCGCTCCCGGGGGTTGGAAGTGGCGTACAGGATTTCCAATTCCTCGGGAGTTGCTCGGTGGCAATCCCTCCAAGTGATATTCAGTTCATGTTTGAATTTGTTGGTGTGAAAACTCATGACTTTGCTTCCCACAGGGTTTCCCCTGACATACTGAAACCTTCCTGTTCCATGAATCCTGTCTGATTGACCGGAGCGAAACTTGCTCGACTCGCCACAATCTTACCAGCTAGAATCAATGAGTTAACCAAGTCGGCAACTTCAGTGTAGTTTTTAACGTCTTGCTGTACGGCCTTGTAGATATCTCCCATCGTGGAAGTTTCCGGGAACCGTGAATTCAGCAAGTGCATAATGCGGCCACGAATGTGTGACTGCCTATCAATACCATATTCCCCTAGGGCAACTGGCATCTGTGCTTCTGCGAATGCAAGAATCTTCGCAGCGGTTACAACATGAGTCTTTCCAATATGCAGTGTATAGTTTTCTGCGGCCACCAACATTGCAATCTTAATCAACTGCAACTGTCGCTTGGATGCATAGGCCATCAACCGGGAGTCAGAGATTGGAATCCAATTGTTGTATGACACGGTCAGGAATTTCTTTGCGTCCTCGGAGAATGTCATCTCTCCCCGAAGCTTACCAACCTTTGCGAGTTCTTCCTTCAGCCGCCTCAGCAGTTCCACATTGTACGGCAGGGGCCAAGCAATTTTCTTTCTTGGATTCCCACCGTTGACAACGATCAACTGACTCAGCAGGTGAGTGTTCACATTGTTTGCTGGAAATGTCTGCGCAAAAATGTCTGGGGTTGTGGACATTAACAGGTTTAATCGCGGGGTCAGAAACGGAACTGGTTTCTTTTTCTGTCCTTGCGCTGTCAACAATCCATTGAAGTCCCACCCGTCTTGAAACACTTCCATCGCTTTGTTGATGGTTGTTATCCCGTTAACGAATGTGGGTTCTTCTTCAACTTCATCCCCCATCATCATCGCTGCAATCAATCCCTGTGGTTGAACTTCTTCTAACCGTGTCCAGATTGCGGTAGCGTCACCGACAAGAACATCCTTAGTTGCCGCAGTATAAACTGCTTTAACCAAATCAATCGCAGCCGGATACTTGGAACTCAACGTTCCCAACAGAACCACATATAAATTCGGGTACAGTTTTGTGTTCCCGTGCTTAATGTAGACGTTGGTTCCCACTACCCCGGCAAGCAAAGATAGACAACACCATCGGTGAAGTGTCTTAGACGGCTCAGTGACTTCGCTAAGCTCGAAGTAGTTTTGGAAAATCATTTGAAGTTGTAGAGTCTCTGCGCCATCCGCTCCGTGATTAGAAAGTCACTGAGGGGAGAAACGTCAATGTATTCCCGGCTGAAGTCCTGGAGAAATTCCTGGAGGGCTTCAAACTCGGCACGAGTACAGATGATACCAGCGATATCTCCGTTGACGATAGAGAGGATTACCCGTTCCAAAGCATTGGCAAGTTCGTTGAAATCAAATGCGCTCTCGACGAAATTGATTCCGGCCAAATCCTCCAGTTTTATCTGGACGCCCGGATAAAGCGCCGTGTATCGGGAAATCGGAAACGCTTGGTTGAATGCGTGTCCATCCCCGACTTTGACAAACACACTGCGAACAAAGGTTCCAATTGGATCCGCACAGGCAACTGTGGAAACTTGAATGCGGGCGAAGTGGGAGGAGTTAAGAGCCATAGTAATTACCAAGAAGAACTGCCACAAGAACAATGAGACACTGCCAGAAGATTCCGAACAGCACTCCACGATAGAACACACAGCACTTGCATTCGACTTCGCCGGCTATGCGTTCATAGATCAGGAACAAAGCATGATCCGGCAGATGGCAAGCAAGCATAAGCCTTGCCCACCAATCTTGCACGATCAGCAGTTTCTTTTTCCATTCAAATGATGCCATCAGGATTCTCCTCGGGGTTGTGGATTGCGATAGTCCCATTCACCAGTCACGTAGTTGCGATAGAACTCAATCGTTTCACTTGCGTTGAATGGATTGATATCAATCTTCACGAATCGCCAAGCGACCGCCGGCGTGCTTTGGGGAAGGAGAGTGGAGGCGAAGAAATCATTGTCAGCGTTATACTTTTCCATACGGACCTCGAATTGATTTTGACTGGACGGAATCTGCGATGATTCTTTATCCAATACTTACGGAATATCTCGGACTTTGTTTTAGGCCGAGGGCGTGGAACATCAGGTTCGTTATTTAATCGAACTGAATATTTTGGAACTGCATCACCGCCGCTTATATCTCCGGGGAGCCACCCGCTGATTCTGATGTGCCCGAGCTTTTTGAGCGCGGTCAAATTCTTGCCAACCGATGATCGCGTCCGTGAGAGACTGATAGCTAAGTTGGTGCACGTCATATTGGGGGTCAAGTGCAGCAACTTCAGCACTGCTAAGCGTGCGGGAAACCGCATGTGGTACGTCTCGATCTCCAAAATATTCACCGAGATTATCCTCAAATTCGTCGAACACTTGCTCTCGTTTTTCGTAGTCCTTCTCGACGGCTTTCGGTATTTGTTCTTTGGTCAGCGCCCCAGATTTCAAACACCAACGGATGTATCCGGGATCGAGTCGCATCACATCTGCGATCTTTTGATCCCGATACTTCCCAAACCAGAAGTATTCCTGTGGTCCGTATATGTCATTCATTTACAGCTAGCCTTTCCTTTCTCTACTGCCCACTTTATGTATCCGGGATTGACGCGAATTATATCTCGCATATCTTCACCCTTGTACTTGCCTAACCAGAGGATATAACTTTTGGCTATGTCTTCCCTGGGTTGAACCTCAGTAACGCAGATGCACAGGACTTGCCAATCCACTCTCATCCAAAGCGATTGCCAACAACATATCCAGATTGTTGAGGCGCGGGTATGTTTTCACATCCTCCAACAGCACCCGGATAACTGGCTCAGATGTAATTGTTTTTGCGCCAGAATACACTCGCCAAGCTTTGCATTTGAAACACGTTACTTCCCAGCGGTTTCCATCCCTGTCCACGCCAGACATACGAGCAAACACTGTCCAGTCACCGACTTTTGTTGGGACGCCAGTTTCTTCTTTGCACTCTCGAATCATTGCGGCCAAGTCGGATTCTTCCGGTTTGCATTTCCCACCAAATCCATTGAGCATTCCTGCTTGCCAGGACGGGGCAGCTTTTCGAATCAGCAGAACGCTGCTCGGCTCCATGAAATTATCAAACGCAAATCCCACCACCATTCTCATGTCTTCCATGACGGCTTTCCTTTCGAGATATCAACCGGAACAAGCACAGACTTTCCGTGCACCATTATTGGGACTTCCATTAGTTCACGAATCAGCGGCAAATACTTCTGCTCCAGGCCAATACGGATTTGGAACACCAATGAGTCATGGACGTTCACACTCAAACGGAACTCGTTAAAGTTCTGCAAGTCCGGATGATTGTAAACCCGCAGCATGGATTCGTTCACATCAAAGCCGTTCAAGTGTTGACTTGGGTGAGCCACATATTTATTGAGGCCTGGCTTTGATGCACGCGGATCATCGAAACATCTGCGAGTCCATCCACTTGGGGAAACATACAGTCCGGTGTTTACAATTTCCGTAATCAACTCGGCATAGTATGTTTTCTCCGTGAACAGGTGCTTCAATCCTTTAAGGTGTGAAGTCTTAGAATATTGAATACCCTTGAGCCTTGGAACAGCTTCGCAAAAACGGTCGATAAGGAATTGGGTAACTTCTTTAAGGCCCCAGAAAGCTGGGAGTTTCAAGAGTCGCTTGGCTTTCCAGACATTCTTTTCGCCCATTGTTCCAAGCAGGACTTGCCAAGCCA